TTAGCTGTATAATTTTTATCTTTTTCTTTTATTTCAATAAGATTTTTTGATTTATACATTTTACAATCATTTTTAATTTTTTCTTTATTGGTTAAGTAATACTCTTTGTTGTATGCATTAACGCATGTTTTACATTTAGTTTGATAGCCATCTTTACTTTTAACAGTTAAAGAAAAATTAGCAAGAGATTGTTTGCTATTACAATTTATACAAGTTTTCATAATTTAAAAAAATAAACCCCCAAATAAAAAAAGCAGTACCAGTGCTTAGTCTATAAGAGGGCATTAATGTTTTATAGTAATCTGGTACATTACAAAGTAAATATAATGTATTAATTTTAATTATCCTAATTTGTTTTCCATTTTTATTTATTTAATTAATTGTTACTTTTTAAAACTTTGAGGTCACAATATGTAACCTCAAAGTAATTTAATTTACTAAATTCTCTATTATTTCTTCTGTTAACACTTCCTCATTAAGAGTGAGGTGATAATGTTTGAGGTCCACTCTGTATCTGTAGTATTTGAAAAGGTCAGCTAATACATTTACAAGATCATTTTTCTCATCATAATAACCTACACCTTTCATGAATGGATTTAAGAAAGGAAGCTTGTCAAATATCTCTTGTAGCTCCATCACTTCAGGATAGATGGTCATGTCAAACAGCTTATGCTCTTCAGCCACTACCAACATAGATTCTAAGAATTCTTTAGCTGCATCACTACCACCTGAATAACCAGGTAAGTAATAATGATCAGCTGCATACTTAGACAATACATCTAATTTTTTACGTAAAGGGGAACATGTATATCCCACTTGTACATTTCTCTCAAATGTAGATCTGTATTTATCCATCATCTTTCTAATTAGATAAGCTGTAGCCATACGTTTGAATGGTTTGTTTTTCCCTTCCATAAATTGTTCTAATGATATTAAGTTATGTATTTCTGAATCCTTTATGATGTTTAGTTCTCTCTGAGAGAATGTAACCACTTTCATCTTTTGTTTTTGTATGCAACCAAACAAAGCATCAAGCTTCATATAGTCATCGTGATGTGCATACACCTTCAGATTCTTATCAGATTCTAGTTTCTCCAACTTGTATATTATAGGGACGAATTTACAACATCTACCATCACTCCACTTCTGAAGATCATCAGCTTCTTTACCATTGATTTCTCCTTTAAGCTTTTGTCTTCTGACACCAGGAATACCAGTTCCAATAGCAGATGGCTTAATCTTCTTCTTACTATCAATAAAAGCTTGTGGCACCTCAAAAGCATCTAGATCTATGAAGTTAGCACTGATAAGAGATATCACATGTTGATACTCTTCTATCACTTGTCTCCATTGATTCTTTGGATAAGACTTAAGACCTAATGCATGGTAATAGGTAGTGTTGTCAAACTTAGCAGGATGACCTAACGTCATAGGTTTAGCTGGTTTAACAAAGAAATTGTTGTCACTTTCTACACATGTAGCTCTTAAATAGTCTTTCTTGATTCCAGGAATTCTATCTTGATATACATACACTTTAGCACTTCCATTACATACATTCTCAATGTTGTATCCATATACATAATGTTTGTCCATGTCGTGCATTCTCTTATATCTCAAAGAGAATTTACACTTGAATGAATTACTTAGAATAAACTGTTTGTGTGCTTTGTACACAGCAGTAAAATTCAAAAGCTTGATTCCTTCTAACTGAGGAATAGCTGGTTGAATAGTAGAGAACTTAACAAATGGATCAATTCTTTGTTTATCTCCATTCTCCATAGTCAAGAAATATCCACTCTTCTCAAGATAGTTTATAACAGATTTGATGTCATTACCTTCTTCAATGCTTTCATTGTACTTAGTGATAAAATAATCAGCTACGTTAGCAAGTCTTTCCTTGATGATAATCTTGGCCTCCTGTGTGTAACGCAATGATTCTCTATTAGGAGTTGGATATAATCCATCACTCAATGAAAATCTAAGAGCTACAGGAAAGTCAATTCTATCAATACCAAGCTTCTCAAAGTCTAAAGGATAATACACATTGTCCAAACAGATGTGTAGTTTACTATCTGTACTCATTTCAGAAAACTGAAAATGTGGATGTCTGCTAATGATGAATTCATTAGTGATAGATGAATCTTCTGGTACATCAAAGTATACACTCTCGAAATAACAAAGCTGTTCCTTAATCTTTTTATGAAACTGCCATTTGTCACTGTACTTCACAGGAATAATAACCTTTACACCATTTCTTTCTGTGGTTTCTTTCTCATATAAAAGATCAATAGTGTTAGTGTCTTCTCCTTCATACATCATATACTTACGTTCCATACCATCTTTTCTACATACGAAGTAGAAACTAGATGAATAAGCTAACGGGCTCTTAAAACCAAGCCCCATAGCTCCGATCTCTATATTTGATTCTCTTTTAGTAGATTTACCATATTTACTAAGAATATTTGTAACATCTTCATGTGATAACCCAACCCCAAAATCTTCTACACAAAACTCGTAGTTGTTAGCTGCAGATGCTTTTAAGGATACAACAATTGGTTCATCAATACCAGCTCTTCTATGACTGTCTAGTGCATTAGATGCACATTCTCTAATAGCAGAACCTATATCATCTGAATACAGGTTCTTACTTAACATTTGCATAAGGATCTGTGCACTATCTAAGTCTAGTGACATTCCAATTGATTCTTGTGATTGTCCATCAACTAGGACATTCGCTTCTTTCTGTTTTTCTAAAATCATCTTTCTGTTTTTAAATTGTTTCTCTTTTAACTAACCAAATTTGTCTACTATTTAGATCTACTGACACTCTAAGATTGTGATCTTCAGGTGTAGGTATCCATGTTTTTTGCATTCTATTGTGAACTTTACCTGCACTATCAGTATATGAATATGATAACACTTCTTCCTGTCTTGTAGTGCATCTAAAGTTTGCATGCATTGGTTTTTTAGTTCTCCAACTTGTTTTGGTTTTACTCATTGTTGGTGGTGTTAGCACTCTTAAATACTTGAAGTATGACTGACAAGATATCATTATCTCATCACCTACTTGTAAATCTTGAACTTCAATTAATCTATTTTCCATTTTTTTTCTAATTTTTAAAAAGGTGGATCAATGTCTACCCATAAGACAGTGTCACCATTCATTTCATCTAATAATCTATTTACTTTCTTAAACACACCTTCTGTGTCCCAATCAATTCCTTTGTAACTTGCTGATGCTGGATGAGACACTTCAAACACATGTGTGAATATACCTGTGTATTTTTTGTATCTAGCAGCATCTTTCCCAAGAAAGACAATTGGTACACCTAAGTGGTTTATAATTTCCTCAAAGAGGTATTTGATAAATGGTTCCCATATTTCCATATGACTACCAGCTTTATCTTTCTCTGTTGTTAAAGCAGCATTAAGCATAAGCACTCCCTGGTGAGCTAAAAAGCTTACATCTGGGTTCTCTATAATATCTAAGTTTAGTCCATCATAGAATTCCTTTTCCATAGCTCTATAGAATTGGTCTAAAGAAGGCTGAACTTGTCCTGTTACAGAACATCCCATAAGTAATCCATCTGCTACTGGTGCATCATTCTTAAATGTGTGGTAAGGGCACATGCCTACCAACACCACTTTAAGATCATCTAATGGTGTCTCTAAGAAACATCTCCATACGTGCATAGAGATGGGAGCAACTTTCTTGCCTCTCTTACTCTCTGCTTTTAGAAATGCATAAATCTTATCACACTCTTCACTCTCTATGAATGGCTGCATCCTTGCATGCCAACTAGGGTGAAATTTGTCTTTAAACGATTCCCATTTCATAATGATAATGATATTTTTCTATGAAAGAATCTTGTTAATATGGATTCTAAATTTTCAATGCTTATGCATTCCACTGTTCCCAATGTTTCACCATTTTCTGTAAGGGATAACCATTCAATGTTTTCTTTAATCTCTTCTTCGAGTATTTCTAACTCGTCATCTGTTGCTCTCATAAGTCTTTTTCGTCTTTATAAATTTCTAATAATTGTTTTACATCATCAAAATCATAACCTCTGCCTTTCATTTTGCACACTCTAATCCAATCTGCAAATCCAATAGCAAATTCTTCTGCTATTTGTTCACATTCGGTAGTATCAAACCAGGTTGATGTTGCTTTTTTAAACTTTTCTTTTAGTGTCATATTAATAATTTAAAATTCCTGAATCTCTAATCTTCTCATACAGTTCTGTCTTCTGTGCAGGAAACAATGCTGTCTCATCTATAAAAGCTTTTAAAAACTTCTTTCTATTAGATATATCTAAAATGTTTTCCATACCTAAAGCTTTCTCCACTCTGTTTGATAGTTCTGTTATCACTGTAGCTCCCTTCTTAAAATGTTCTAATTCATCTTCATGTTTAGGTTTAATCATTTTACCTACGTATTGTTCTACATGTGGAATGCATGTTCTTATAGATTGTTTTGCTTTTTGAACAAACAGTCCATTTTCATCCATTGTCTCAAATCTTTCTAATAGCATTGTTGCTAATACAAGACTCTCTATTACAACATCACTAAGTTCTTCTGATGTTAGTTTCATATTATTTCTTTTAATGTTAACTCGTATTTCTTCCCATCTGAAGTTTCTATAACACCCTCGTGGTTTATATACTTTACTGTTTTATACACTTCAGTAAAATGAATATTGAGTGATTTAGATATAGCTAATCTAAACCAATGACCAGCTGTGCTATTTAGTTTCCAACTATTCATATTAGTTCTTTTTGTGTTAAATATTGTTCAATAACTTTTAGTCCATGTGTCTTAGCTAAATCAGCCCAGTCTTTAATTCCTTCATCTAGATAAAGTCTTGGTACATTACAATACTCAAACCCAAACTTGTCAGTTATAAGTTGAGAATTCTTTACACCAGTCTCATCACTATCGAATGATAGAATTTGTCTTTCTGAGTTTTCTTTTAAGTATTCAACGTTCTCTTCAGAGAAACATCCCATACCTTCATTTTGAACTGCACAACAACATGGAAACACTTTTTTCATCACCATGTAATCCTTCTTACTCTTATTGATGAACGCAACATCACAATCTCTTATGTCATCTAGTCCATCCATCATAGTAATAGGTACATTATTTGGCATCCACTTATTCTTCTTGTCAGCAAATGGTCTGTAGATCTTCCAATGTCCTTCATATAGATAACCAAACCTCAACTCTGTATCCTTTAAAGGAAACTTCTTCTTGTTAAGAAATAGTGTGTCTATTGAATATACATTATTAGCTCTCAGATCATCTATGTCCTGATAATACCCATTCCAATAGGCCAGTTCTTCGTGTGTAAACTTTCTAGGTTTAACCTGAATGAAATACTCACGTTTAGATGTAGCTGTTGGTTGTGTATAATTAGAAACAATCCTCTCGTAGTTTCTTGTAGAGGACCCTGTGACAATCCCTAGATCAAAATCTCTATCAATCATCAACATTGCTTCACGCAATGATATATTGAATAGCATCATAACGAAATCAAAGCATCCACCTTTCTTGCTGGAGTCTCCAAAATCACAAAATCTCAATGCTCCTCCTCTATATCCTATAATGAATGATGGATTCTTTTCGTTTCTAAAGGGAGAATAAGTAACAACATTAATTTTCCAATTCTGATGTGGCATATAGAACTTGTAAATATCATAGTCAGATATCTTCTCTAGTATGCTATCAGGTGTCAAGTTTACTTTTTTTCTACCTTGTATCATATAGCTTTAAATAAAAAACCCTCACCATTTCTGATGAGGGCTCTTATCAACAATTAATTTGAATTAATAATCATCACCATCATCTGAAATATACGCATCTGAGGCAACTAAGTTATCATCAGGATTATAATCCTGAATTTCTTTAAAAGTGTAATAGTCTTTACAACCATATTCACCTATTATATTCATAACAAACTTCTCATGACCTTTTAGATCACGAGGTTTCTTATTCTTAAGAGTCTCTTGTGTCTTTTTGTTTCCATAATCAACAAGTCTGAATTGCTTCAATGCATACCCACCAATAAACGCTTTATTGTAGATACCTTGATACTCTTTAGACTCTCCATCTCTCTCTTTAACTATTACAGTGGCAAGAGCTACAACAGATTTAGCCCACTCACCATCAATTTGATCTCTAAGGTCTTTTACATTACCTCTCATCAACTTCTTCCATTCTAATTGTAGAACAGTGTCCACATCACGATAATCAAGATCAGCTAACCATGTACGCATAAAGTTGTAAAGATCTTCTTCACCTGTATATGCTATTCTGAAATCTCTTCCTTTGGTAAACCATTCAGCAAGATCATTCTCATCAGCTGCCCAAGAACATTGACCAACAGAATTGATATATTGATGCTTGGTACCATCTTTGTTCTCACGTTCTTTGTCTTCTAAGAAGAAGCTCACTTTGAATTTTTCATCATGGTTAACTCTTTGTAACCACACATCAACACGTAGATAGTTATTTCCATCCTTAGTCTCACCCAAATACTCAGCAGCTTTGCTGTCTTCTTTAAGATCCATTCCAAGAACATCTTTAAACTCTTCCAATGTTGGATTGATTGCAATCACATTTGCCTCAAATAGGCCTACTTTCTTAGAAAAATCTCCACTTCCTGTGTTTTCTCTTTTCTTTCCTCCGATACTACTCATTTTAATTTAATTTAATTTAGTTATAATAATCATTTACTGTGTCTACCACCAACTGTAAGTTGTTTGGTATTTTTGTTTCTGCAAACATCCCATCAGGACTTTTAGCTGGCATCTTTCTATAACGATTTGTTACGAAGTTGTATGTAGCTGTACCATCTTTATTCTCTTCTACGAGTGTGTAAAGACATACAGTTAATAATCCTTCTAATAACACTTGGTTATCGATAAGCTTACCTGCAGTTTTGATCTTATATCCTATAATCTCTCCACCATCTTCAATAGTTTCTGGGTGAGTTAGATAGAATACAGTGATGTCATCTCTCAATTGTCTAGCTGTTCTAAATAGATCAACCATGTCTTTAGCCATAAGACTAAACTTGGTAAATCCTACTTCTGTAGCTTTAGCCACCATATTGAATCCCATAATGTAATTAGAGTCTTCGATGATGATGTTCTTAATGTGAGGAGCTTTCTCTGAGATAGTTCTCAACAAACGAGAGATCTCGTTAGCATCTTCTATCTCTTTGTAATTTTTGTTCTCTACGTTGTAAAGCTTTTCAGATCCCTTGAATGGGAGCTCTTTCTTTGCAACGTTAATAATGTACGTTTCTTCTGGATTCAGATGCTTGATTGCTGTACTCTTTCCAGTACCAGTTGCACCAACAATCCCTACTAATTTACTTGCCATTGTTTACTTGCTTTAATTATTAATATTAGTTTTTTCATTGTATAAATATACGAATAATTTTTTTAATTATCAAACGTATTTTATCTTATTTTCATCAAAGAATTCAAGTGCTTTCTTCAACCATTTCTGCTCTACAAGCTCGTCAGAACTGATGATATAGATATGAGCTTTCTTATCAGGAGTGTTATACTCCATAGCCATACATCTATTAATCTTCTGTGCTAAGTTCTCTGCATTACTATCAAAATAGTTGATAATCACCTTGTCCAATGGCTTATATGTCACTCCTGTGTTACCAATCTTTACAACAGCAAGATGATTACCCTTTCCTTCAGCAAAATCTTCAAAAACTTGTTTCTCTTTAGACTTATTATGATAGGAAGGAATACCAAGATTGTCTGCCACTGCAGTGGTACCACAGAACACTAACACTCTCTCATCATTATGTGCAGCCAAAAGTCTCTTTGTAGCATTACTTTTGGCTAGGGATGATTGAATGATACGCATTCTGGCCAGACGTAAGAACATAGCATTGCTACCTTCTCTGTCCATCTTATTGATCACCCAGGTAAGATCATCAAACTGTTTCTTTTCAGTTTTGTTCTTTGTCTTATACTCCTGTAATGTTCTTGTGTCTAAAGGCACTCTAATCACACGAATTTCATAATCAACTATAACTCCCTCTTCAATTGCTTTTTCAATTGGATAGGTAGCTATTACATGAAGATCTAATTCTTCTTCAAGAGTTCTTTCTGTCCAACTGGATAATGTACCAGTTAGACCAAGGATCTGTCCATTAACATCGAACAGGTCCTTACACACTTCTATTTGAGCCTCGCTCAATAGATGTATCTCATCTATAATAACAACATCAAAGCTTTGCTCAGCATACTTCTTTAATGATAGATGCGTAGTGTATGTGACAATGCTGTCATCAAACCCTAGCTCTTCAAAATCAGCTTGCCAAGATTCTTTAATCTTGTTGTCTGGATAAGCAATGAGAATACTCTCAGGCTTAACCTTTTCTAATGCATGTATACTAGTTCTAATCTTTCCAAACCTTGGAGCAAGTAATAGTATGCCATACATTCCATGCTTTAGCCATACATCTGCGAATTCTTTTTGTCTTTTGTCTCTTAGTGTCATTCTGATCCTTTATTAATTAGATAATACCACAACCAAATCATCTTAGGTCTTATGAATTCATAAGCTGCCCATAATAATATATATTTCATTTTATCTTAAAAAATAAGATTTATTAATAATAGCTTCATAGTCATCATCTGTGATGTCTTTCTTTCTTGGGAGTTCTTTGAACATACCAACTTGGCCTAGGAAACCCATACCAATTCTAATGTCATCTTCTCCATAAGAATTCTTTATCACTCTAATGCTTCTAAAATATTTAGCTCCATAGGAGTCTACTAGTTTGTCTAAGTTATATCCAGATGGATCTGCCACCTTGTATCTAATAGGATCAAACAGGCCCATAACAACATCAGCGTCATTCTGTGTTGATGAACTATCTGCAAAATCTTCTAGTTGAGGTTCTACATCTCCATTCTTTATCCTGGTAGGATTGGATATACTTCTATTGAACTGACTGACAACAACAGGACTATGGCCATAAAAGTCTCTAGCAAATCTGAGCTCATCACTCATCTTGTCTATAGCATCTTTTTTGGTTGGTTGGTCCTTAGTTGTTTTTAACAATCCAATATGGTCAATTACATCAAGAGTGATTTCATTTGGATCATCTGGAATGTATATTTTATTATACTCATCCATTCGTTCTATCTTTCCTCTCTCAAGAGCATAAGCTTTTAGTTCTTTGGCTATACCTACAGGGTTCTCTGGTCCATCGATTAACGTAACCACTTCACACAACTCATTCATATAGTCTTTGTAATGTAGATACAGGTCATGCTCATCTTTGGTCATCACTTCCTTCCAACCAAGTAGTTTAGCTACAGGAATAAGAATTCCTTGGTCTATAAAGATCTTACGTGACATCCATTTAGCCATTTTATAGGCTCTACTTCTCTCCATAGATCTATACCAAACCTTCACCTTGATTCCTGAGGCCTGTCCTTCTTTAGAAAGGGCCCAATCAACAGGATTAAGAACAAATGCATCATCAATAAAGCTAGTCTTACCTGAACCAGTATTACCACCTATCAAATAATACATACCCTTACGAATACCTACGTAGTTTGTAAGTCTATCAAAACCCATAGGGATTCCTTTATTCTTACCAGCTAAGCCTTTGTTCACTTCTGCATCTAATATGTCAAAACTCATAATAGCTCTATTTCTTTTTTAACTTCTTGCCACCATCTTTGTCTGATGTTAGGAACTTCAAATTGTGTTTCATAAATTAATTCATCAACTGCTATTAATGCACATTGTTTGGCATTCTTTTTTTCAATATTAGGACTAAATCTATCTGTTTCAGAATCTATTCCATCAGCAAAGTCTCTAAATTTATTTACTAATTCAATTGCTTTTTCTTTTGGTGTCATATGTCTGTACCCCCTTTTGGTTTTTGTTGAGATTCTTTGATCTGTTCTCCTGAGTTAATTAATTCTATATAAGGCTCGAAAGCTCTTTGGTTTAGATAGGTGACACTGTTTTGCATAAAGGTCATTCTATTACTGTGTGTATATATAGATGATTCTTTCTTCTGTAAGATTTCGAAATTCAAAGCAGCTATAAGCTGTGCAGCTGTATATTCTCCTTCGAGTATTATCTTATCAAACTTCAGTCTGCATTCATCTTTACCTTTTCTGATAGCTCTAGTGCCTGTAAACTTCTTACCCTTATACTCAAATGAATCAGTGCCTGGATATATCTTCCACCATTCTTCAAAATCTGTTGTAGCAGGTTTTCTCTTTATAATCTTTGCTCCTGCTTTCAAATTTAAGAAGTCTAGTAGATCTCTACCTAATGTTGTAAGTTTCTCATCAGTTTCTGTTATTAACCCTTTTCTTATCAAAGCTTGATAGACAGCAGCAATCCTCATGCTTCCTTCACATAGTGGGGAAACATCATATTGTTCATCTATCAGCTTTAATAAGTAAAGAATGTCTAAGTTATAACTTCGCTTGATGAGCTCTTCGAATTGTTCTGGTGTTATATTCAGTCTCATTTATAACAGGTGTTACTACTTTAATAATTGCAGGCAAACGTTTTTTGTTAGTTTGCTCTTCTTCCCATTGTTGCCATGAAGATTCAATATCTTTTTGTCTCTCCATAGCATAAATGTGGTCATTTGGATACTCCCAATCTTCAAACCAACTCATTACTCAGTAGTTTTTCTTGGTCTTCCAACTGGTTTTTTGTCAATTGATACATTGATAGAAGGTTTTTTCTTTCTTTTCTTGTAATACTTCTTTTTAGGAGCTGGTACAGGATCTATACCAAGTTGTCCTTTAGAAAGATCAGTCACCTTTCTTGGTTCAAACTTAATAACAGGTGGTAGTTCCTCTTCAATCTCTTGTGCATTTCTAGTTAGCACGTACAAAATTACCACTGATGCAATAACTATTGCTGGTAAAATAATAAATAAATAGTTCATAATTTTTAATTTTTAATACGAAGACCAAACTGTAAATTGAACCAGTCAAATGTTTGTTCAGCTCTTCCTTTGTTACATTTAAAGATTTTTTTGATTAGAGGAATAGCATAACGCTTGAATTCCTCATGTTGTTCTTGAGTCATGGTCCAATTGAAGTACCACATGTCATCATCTAGTGTATCCACTAGTCTTTTACCAACCATATCGAGTTGATACTCGATTAAATGCCTGGTAATGTTTGCTCTGTTAACTTTAGCTTTCATTGAAATAAATCTAATTGATTAGGAATATACACTGTCTTGATACGTTTACCTTCAGTTTGAATCTTACTGATTATTCTGTTGGCTTTCTCAATGTAGTAATCATAATTTACATTATCAGTTTTACTGTTTTTTGGTAAGAAATTACAAACTTTACATAGCCATTCACCTGCTTCTATCTGACTGATAGCTGCAGCACGTGTTTGACACTCTGGATTCTTCACCTTAAAGATCTTTTCTCCATTGTTTGATACGTAATATCGTATCAACTTGTTGTAAATAGTCTTTTGTCCTGTCACCCTATTAGTTCCTTCATAATGGAAACTTCTAGTAGCTTTCTGTCTCAAGCAAAAATCATATAAATTAGTATGATTTCTAATAGTCTCATCGACAGGAACACCATGAACAAAATAACGCTCAAGAGCAATAGGAACAATCCTTGCACTCTTGTTTTTATGAAGTTCAAAATCTGTAAGGAAATCGCCTTTCTTTTTAATTTCTCCATTAGTCATAATTGCTAAGTAATCATTCACTGTACTAAAGATGATTTTGGAATAGTCAGTTCTTTCTAACTCATATTGAGTTATGCTACACCACCATTCATTAAGCTTATACATTAAAGGAATTAGGTCTTTCTTAATCCTGATAGTTACACCATCTGTATTTGCAGAGATCACATGTATACCATTGGTTTCATATTTCTCGATAAGCATCATTAGACTAAGCTCACCAGTTATAGTGGTGAACATAGTTAACTGCCTATCATATATCCATGATAGCATATCAGATGACTTACCATACACAGAGTTAACTGCAAGTTTAAGTGCTCCAACAATTCCTTTAATCTTCTTATCGCTTTTTGCAAGGGGTTTTAGCTCCAATCTCTTATCAAACATCTGTTTGTACCCACGAAGGAACTCTTTTCCTAAGTGAGTAGGGAATTTCCCATTGTTGATGATGATTGCAGGATAGTAAGAACTAACATCCCAATCGATTATCTCGTACTCTTCATCAGCCTCAAACACCTTAGGTGTATTCTCTGTATGAAGACCACCTTTCATAAAAGAATACACATTCCCATAGAAATCTATATGCTCTTTGAAATCATCTTGCAGGCCAAGCTGCATCTTATTAATCTTCTTTAAAAACTCTTTTAGTTGAGGAGTCTCAAATGTTACATACTTTGCAATGCAATTCTTTACATCAATACTCTTTCTAAAATATCCTTTCTTTGGAAGTTCTTTATAATCTATTCCTTTTTCAGAACAATAATACTTCTTAATCATCTCATCACCTATCTTACTGTCTGAATAGTTCAAACAAGGAATACCAAACTCTTCAAAGATATCTTGTCTTAGTTCTATTTGGTTGTTTCCTTTGTATAAGGGATGATCTGTATCACCAGTTGTTATCTTAAAGAATTCATACGTAGCATCAACATCATTATAACAATAGTCAATGGTGAGTTCAACCTCTTCCTTGGTCATGTTAGTCTTGGTGTGATGAATAGGCATTTCTTCTATGTTCTCTAGGTCCATCTCAAACTCTAATCTCTTCAATGAAACCATCCGATTTTTATTGTCGAAATGTGAAATTTTAAACAGATCAATTTGCTTGAGACTTAGTTCATGTTCTCTGTATTCAGGAAATACATCATAGTTAGCATCATGAATAACATCTGCAGCTTTCTGTGCTATTTTTGCACATATTTCTAAGTTAGTTAGTTCATGCCAATTGTCATGATTTCTCAAGATCCATTCAACAACCTGACTGTCAAAGCGTAGATTATTATAACCTACCCAATAAGCATCAGCATTGTCTTCTGTGTATCTAACAAAAGCATCTAACTGATTCTTCCATTTAGATACTTGAAAGCTCTTACCAGCTTTACCAGGCACCATACATACAACTAAGAATAGTTCTTGCATGGTTTCAATATCGTAACATATAACTCGTTCTTTCATGTTCTTGTTGTTTTTTTGTGATCTTTCCAATCTAGCCAAAAGCCTATTGCCACTATGATGTTCATACCTAAAGAAGCAAGGATTTCATACAAATCCTTATAGATATTAATAGTTAAGTGGATATGTCCTACTACCCAAAAAGGCATTGCAAGATTATTCGATATCCACCTAACTAAATAATTTATAAACTTCATAGTCTACAAAGATAATTAAAAATATTATATTATTCTAACAGGTTTAGTTATTAAAATAGTATCTGATGTGGTCTGAATATATCACCACTTTCTTTGGTGTATCAGTGAATGAAACAACACTTGCAGGCACTTCAATACCTATTTCTGCAGGTTGTCTTTCAATGTCAGGATGAATAATTTCTTCACAGATCTCTTGTACAACAGGTACTTGTTTTGCATCAATGTCTGCAGCAATCTCTTCCATTCTCTTATCAAAGTTATCCCATAGAGAGCCTGGCATAGGTTCAAACTCCATTGTAACAGGTTCTTGTATAATAGCTGGTCTTGGTGCTTTCTTTCTTACATAAGGTCTTTTAGCTGGACCTGAGTAAGTGTTAACAATCTTTCTTGTCATCTTGGACAATCTTAGCACTTTGTGATAAACTCCATTAACTGGTCTTTTCCATTCTTTTGCTAATTCATCAGCGATGATAGCTACAGGCTTTCCTGTTCTAATTTCTTGTTTGATTTGATTAATCTGCTTTGGTGTGTAATGTTTCATGATTTAAAATTTATTTAGTTATTAAAAGTATATTCTAAAGTGGTCAGAGTGTAACATAATCTTTTTAGGTGTTCCTTCGAATGTCATACCATGTGGTACTTCTACACCTATGTCTGCAGGTTGAATTCTAGTAGTCACCTTTTTTATTTCTCTAACTGTATCAGGATTCATTTTTCTATTTAAAGTGTACAATTTATACTTAATACCATTTACACTTCTACCATATTTGGCAGCTAATTGAATGCCTATGTTATTTATATTTACATTCTCATCTTTTAAGAGAGATTTCATCTCTTGTATTTGTTCTCTTGTGTAAAAATCTACTTTTGATTGTTTTTGCATGTTTTCTAAATTTTAGCAAAGCAACACATAGCTGATGTGTCCCAATACTTGATGAATAAATAATTTCCTTGTTTTGTTTTGTAAATTGTGTGAGGCATAGGTGATGAATAATCAACACTGGCTATCACTTTCTCTTTTCTAGCTTTGAAGAATGTATCAATTGTTTCTTGTAGTCCTATTCTATAACTAAATGTCATAATGAAGTTCTTTTTGAACTTAGCAATGTGATCTGTTAAGAATCTAACAGAAGCACAAAAGTCAAGATCAAACAATACATTCTCTTTATCTGGGTTTGCTTTAATAATATCACTGCATATCAATGCCACCTTAGATTTTGATCTTATCTTGGATAGTTGTTGCAATGCTACCTGTGAGTTATTCTCATAGATTTCAAATTGTGTACATCCTTTGGATTCTAGATATGCTAGATATTCATTGATGTCTGGACCTGCTAATCCAACTACTGATTCAAATTGGAATCTTTGGATTAAGAACTCTCTAACAGCATGTTTGTTACTTGAGTTTATATAAGTTTTCTTTCTTTCTGCCATGATTATTCTTCTTCTAATCCATCGTTTAGTGTTACATCCCAGTCATCAAGCTCTTCGTCTGGTACTAGAGATAACACCACTTTATCTTCCATAAAGACTATTCCTTCATCTTCATCATATTCAATATCAATATAACCATCAAACTCTCGTAATAGGTAATTGATATCATCTAATGTGATGTCTCTGAGTTCATCTGTATGTTCTCCTTCATCCCACCAACCTATTTCATCATGTGAAGCAAGTAAGTTACCACTCTCATCAATAATGACTAGTTCTACAGGAACACCATGTCTACTCATAAATGCATCTGGGTCTTCAGGAATCTCTTCAAGCTCAAAGAGCTCAATGAATGGTTCTATTACACCAACAGAAATTCTGTTAGTGAAAAGCATACCTACCTCCAATTCTGGAGGCAGATAGCTCTTTACTGCAATTTCAGCTGGATACCACATTAGAAATCTTTTTTAGGTGTTGGTTCAGCTATCTGATAGACACAATGTACACTTGCTAGTCTTAACAATATATGAAGCTGCTCAGCTTCTAAATAGTCAATCTCTTTCTTAGTGCACAGACCAATGATTTGTATTCCATCACCTGTGTCTACTAATTGCATAGCCACTGATTTTCTAACAACATCATCCCATTCATCATCATCACTGAAGTATAATGTATGTACTGTTGCATTTCTTGCAGCTTCTAGTTTGTGATAATCATATTCATGTTTACCATTAATGTAGATCTCTTCTCTGTATAACACATCACTTGTGTTATCAATAATGTCTTGAATTTGTTTACTCAGTGTTGCCATAATTTCCTTTTTTTATAAAATTAATTGCTTTTTGATGTCCTTCAATAGCTTGTTCATAAGATGCATATCTCTCTTGATACGCTTGATCATTTTCTCCTCCAAATATCATAGTTTCCCATAATATTGGTTTTCCACCACCATAAGAATGATCTAATCCAAGAAACACTGTTGATACACGAACCTCATCACCATTGAGGTCTGTTAGTTCGTCATATCCAACTTTCTTTCTATTTGGATTATCTTCCATCCACTTTGCTGATTCTAAAACTGGTTTATGAACAGGCTTGTGATTGTTGTCTAGTATATACCATTTACTCATAGTTTTGATATTAAATGTTTCATTTGATTAATAATGTCTTCGATACTCATTGCTTCTTCCTTTTCTTTCTCCTCAAGTTGATCTTTTATCATTTGTAATGGATAATAGTTTTCAATTTTAGTTGTAGAACTTATATTAATTCTACAAAATGCATAAGGAAGATTGTGATGTAAATGAAGCACCTGAGCTTTTTTTCCAAATGATTCTTCATATTGAGAACTATATTTAAGATGTGTATCATCAAACTTGAATGCAATGAATGTTTTTCCTATTACATCTTTGTCTTCCATCAATAACCTGCTAGTTTAGATATCATACCTTCTTGCTCTAATAAATAAGCAAGGTCACTTTCTTCTTTTAGTGTAAGTCTTCTTATAGAAGACATAAGATTGATTCTGTCGTAGGTAATCTTCTCACCATACACTGCTTTCACTTTCTGACCTATTTCTAGGAGCTGTGAGACATTAAAATTATCTACAGGATCTTGGTTAACATCCTGCCATTTACCATTGATTATACGCATGTTTTTTTTTTTATTTTTATGTTAATATTTATTTGATTTATAATTTGGTTCTTCTTCTAATATAGATTCCATTATAGGAGATTTAGTATTCTCCACATGTTGTGTTAACACCTTCCATTTCTTAAAAAGCTTGTTTGCTATATTAACATCAAGTTTAGTGATTTTGTCTTTATAGAAAATGTTTCTAATTGTGTATTCTATGGTGCGTATTTCATCTTCCATGTCTTATTTCTTTTTAAATTGTTTAAAATAACTTTTTTACATAATACCTATATTCTAAAAAATAATAGTGTTTATGCCAACCATCGTCCACTGTATAAAACATTCTCATATTATTTTTTAAATTGTTCAAACCATTCTTTAAATAAATCTTTACCCCAATATTTAGTAGCTTTTCCTTGATGTGTATAGTAAAACATTGCAAAATCAATCATATCTTCCTCACTATACATTCTTTCAGCTTGCCATTTAGCACCTTCATATAATCCTACTTTAACATTATTCAAATCATTTTCATAATTTGTAGGAAATGGTTTTTTTGGATAACCAAAAGTGTATAGATGTTCCCATTTACTTTTAAGTTTATCCATTGCTATTTTTTCTATTTCAGCAGCTTCTTCTAATAGTTCTTGTTTAGGTTCTAACTCATAAGAATGTTTTTCTAAACCTTGTTGTTCATATTCTTGAACTGTTTGTTTAGGTTCTTCTTTTGGAATGATTATTTTGTAAATTGGCTCAACTTCATTTTCTCCTTTAAATTTTTTAAATGGTCTAATATTTACAAACTCACAACTTGGATTCTTAACAAACCATTCTAAAAATTCATCATCAATAGCTTGTACGCCATCTTTGATAAGGTCTGTATCTGTTGTTAGGATGATTGAAAAATAGTCAGTATACACAGGAGTTCTCATTTTCATAAAATCTCTATATTTGTATATTTTACCTTCCCAAAAAACATAACCTCCTTCTTTAATTTCTTCATCATTAGTGATAAACAATTCTTTTCCTATGTTATAGATATTTTTTGCCATGATGTGTTGTTTAAAATATGTGTTATACAAGATTCACTTACATTATACTCTTTTGATAGCTTTTTAGCTGAATACTTATAAGGAATATACTTTTGTTTTATTTCTAAAACTTGTTCTTTTGTTAATAATGACCTACCATTTTCTTCTCCTGAATATGCAACTCTATGTAAATGAAGTTTGTTTAATCCATTTTTAGTAGCGTGTATGTGATTTTGTGAGTTAGTACACCATTCAAGATTGTTTGTTTTATTATTGGTTTTATTACAATCTATATGGTTTACTTGTGGATAATCATTAATGTTGTCAACAAATACCTCTGCAACTAATCTATGAACATACTTATTTACTTTTACATTATTAACAGTAAAACCAACAGTCATATATCCAAGATTACTTTTAGATTGTTTGCACATCTTACCTTTTCTCCAATAAGGAACTCTATTGTTTGGAGCAACTTCTCTATCTAAAGATTTTACATTACCAAGATTAGATACTTGATATAAACCTTCGTATCCAATTACATTTTTCCAAACTTCTGACGTTGGTAATAAATGTATGTTTTTATTTGCTTCCATAATCAAAATCTGGTATATAATTAGGGTTAACTATAAGACTAATGCTGTCTATTGATTTAAACACATTGTCTGCTGTAAATTTTTTAAGTGCCTCCATAATGTTATCTGCTTCTACAATTTCTTCTAGATCTGTAGCTTCATCATTACGCTCTGTCCAATAACATATTAAATATCTTCTCATAGCTTAGTCTTTATGAAATTCAATAAACCATCCCTTGTCTATAATCACTCTAAGACACGTGTCATCATCAAACAATTGAATAGCCACTCTGTCTCCTGATTCATCTAAACATTCTACAATTTGATATTCATCACCATTGGTTGTAGTGTCTTTTGTCATATCAGTTATTTGATGAAATGTTCTTATAGATCCATTTGGATAATAGAACACAATGTCTGTAACTCCCTTGGGATTGAATACAACAGTCATATCTGTTGATTGCCATTCACCTTTTACGTTATTACTCACAGCAATCATTGATGTGTATTTCTTAACGAATGTTTCTTGTGCCATGCACACAAAACTGCTCAATAGTAGTAGAGCTCCTAATAGTAGTTTTTTCATTATTTCTTTAATTTTACAATTTCAATTAGTTTTTCAATACAAGCTGTATTAGCTTTATAAGAATCAAATTCTGAATAATCTGCAGGTAAATCTATTTTCCATGTACCATTAATAGAATGAATATAATAATCCATACTCATCACTTCATTTACAGAACACATAGTTTGTCTGTCAACAAACAACCCATAAGTGTTCTCAAACCATTTGAAAGCTTGTTGAAATAGTGGTACTGCATAACTGTAATCATACAATTCTTCTTCAAATTTAATTTGATCTTCGTTTAGTTCATCAGTAATTTTATGAAGTTTACTATTTGTTATACCATCTTCATGAAATTCTGTGAACAGTTCATTATTTTCAATTTGATAGTCTATTAAACAAGGTTCATCAAAACCCAATTCTTCTAAGGCCAATGCTATCTCATAGCTAACAAACTCATTTTTCATTGTTTACAGGTTTAGGGTTACACGTATGACCATCGCTCCATTTGATTCCTGGAGGTGGTGTTGTTTCTGGTGAGCGATATATTGTACCACACTCACTACATTCAAATTTGTTCATATCTTAGTTATTTTTAAATTCTTTCCATATAGTCTAATGTAATTGGTAATCCAGTTAGTAAACTTTCATTTATAAAAACTGATTTATTATTTTTAGTTTTATCATGCCAAACTTCAATTACATTTTTATTTACAAAAACACAAGTAAAATCTTTTACCATTACTCTTTTTCCTAAAACATAATTCATTGTATAACCACGTTTTTTTAACCAGTCTTCAATGGATTTTTCATCAATTTCCTTTACACTTTCTTTTGAAATTTTGCTTTTTGCTTGAATGTAAAGCATTTCAATGTGTTCATTAAAATTATGCATAACAGTTTGATATAAACATTCTATATATGTTTCTAGTGTCATAATCTTATTTGTTTTAAGTTAATAAGAAATAAGGGCTCCACTACAGAGCCCTTGAATTTCCCTCCTTAATAACCCAACTGTTCAAGTTGGTCTATACTGGCTTCTACAATATACACACCCTGTGCCATTGTACATACAAATGCAATAGACATTGCAAATGCTAATTTTCTAAATTCATAAAACTCAGTTGGAATTAATTTAATTGTTTTCATTTCTATTGTTATTAAGGATTAATACAAATTAAAAAATCCCTACACACTTGAGACATGTGTAGGGAAATGGTAAAAGTTATGTACAATGCAAAAGACATAACTAGTGGAGATGCTGAGACTCGAACTCAGGTCTTTAATACTCAAATAGTTACAATTTTATACAGCTTATATTCCTACACTTATTTAAAGAGTCTGCAGGAGATACTCTGGGGCCAACAGTTATGTTAGCGAAACCACCATCTTGTTTAATCTAACAAGAAAATCTTTGAATGTTTAGGCTGCTACAACAAGATCAATATCCTCAGTTAATAATGAGAACACTTTGTTCATGTTAGCTTCGATTTGTGCGTTGTCTCCTTGAGATACTACACGAGAATTGTTTTTGCCATTTATTATATTCACCTTAGTTTACAGTTATCTCTCTGGCTGAATTGTAACCCATGCTTATTAAATCAATTCCATGTCATCCCCAAATGTCCCTCGTGTGAGGGCACAGTTCAATTAGTTGTGTTGACCAATGATCAACTTTTAAAAATGTATAATATAGGTAAGTTCAGTGATACGCAGCACATACATTGACTATTTAAACTACTTTGTGGCGATTATAGTCCCCAGTGATTATACAAAATCCCTGCAAATATACTTCACAGGGATTAATAAAACAAAAAAATCAATACTTAAGTTCTTGCTTTCCTGCTTCAACAGAATATGTAAACACTTTGTCATCTTCTGTAACTTCAATCTGTTTACCACCTGTGTTAAGACACAAGTCTTTCAATTGACTACTGAATGACATCAATGATACAGCATTCACCTTGTATGGGAATTTATCTGTACCAATATCATCTTGACCATCATTGATAACTAAGATCTCTGGCTTCTCTTCTGATAGATTTACATCAAGATTACATAATGTACCTCTTGTTATCTCATCAGAGATGTGTGCAACCATATCACCCACCTCTGTCATACCACCATTTGGATTATTAGAGAATGTTTGCCAAAACTTAATGACATCTTCTCTATCCTTGATATGTTGGAACTCAAGATCAGCTGTACTGTCAACAAAATAACTGAAGAACACTTCAGCTTCTCCTTTCATGACATACTTGAATCTGTCGATTAATATAGCATTAACCCATATCTGTTTCTGACGATAATCCATACTACCTGAATAGTCAAGAATGATAATAATCTTCTGAATCTGTTCTTTTCTATCAACTGGGACACTAACTGTCAAGTCTTTAGTTAAGAACTTACTTCTGAAGTTTGGATACACCTTCTGCATTAGATTCATCATATGGATTTGAGAATAGTCTCTCATAATCATAGTAGAATACTCATCAGAATTAGCTACAATCTTCTCACTGATTTCTTTCTCCACTTTAAACTCACTACCAAATTGACCAACAAGAGATAGATGGTTCATAATCTCCATCTTTCTATCTCTACTAAGATCATTAAGATCTAGTTGCTCATTAATAGTTGGGTCACTGTAAAGCTTTCTATCAAAGTCTAAGCCTTTCTTCATGTCCAATTCATCATCATCTTCTTCACTACGTTCAGCATGTTCTTTACCACTCTTCATTTTCAAGAAAATAGATATGGCTTGTTCCAATGGTGTGAATCCAGGAATGTATTGCTCAAATATACTATCGTATAGAGCTTTTCTTGCTTGATGTTCACTGTCTTCAGAATCTATAAACTGCTCAGCTACAAAATCACGCTCATCAATCATCTTGAAATAACACACACGTGCTAGTTCTTTGATTGTATCAACAGATGTTTGCTTTGGAGCATGCACTTTCTTTCTGATCTCTGATGTAGTTGGTGTTAGATATGTAACAGGATCTTTAACAAATAGATCATCGTTATTATCTGTGTCACCCCATGAGAAAGAGAATGAACCCCATCCACTCTTGGACCAACCACCACTATATTTACTCTTCCAACCACCTGTACTCTTTGTAGGAGTATAGGTTGGGGCATAACGACTACCATAGTAATCGTCATACCCATCATCCCATAAGTTTCTCATTAGATAAATGAAGCAATAGTTAAGTTCTTAGTAAACTTGTCTACAGAAGATGTAGCTGCTTTTACAAGCTGTGCATGTACATTAGCAACATCATCACCCACTGTCAAGCCTTTGATGTCTTTCAATTGCATGCTAAGACTGTTAAGAGCTTCTTTGTAAGTCTTCTCATCTTCTCTTGATCCTAATGGAAGAGTGTTCAATGTCTCAATCATATGTGTAATACCTGAAGACAACTCTCTAAACTTCATTGTAGCCTCAAACTTCTTAATTGCTTCAGCAATAAGAGATGGTTTCTTAGCAAACTCAGCAATAAATGCTAATGATTCTGGACCACACTGATCATACACTTGATATGCTGTAACAGCAACACGAGGACTAATGGTAATACTATTCTTAGCATACTCTTGTAACAAATAAGGAATAACAGGATCAACTTCTCCTTCACCAAATTTACTCTCCAATAACTTGTTATAGCTGATCTCTGTGTAGTTATCCCAGATAACATTCAATTCAAGAGGAAAACGCTCCATCAATGCCTTCAATGACATGTTCTTAGAGAATTCATCACGAGTTCTGTTAGTACAACAGATGATGAACTTGGTGTTGATAGGAAATATCTGTGTACCATTTCTAAATACACCACTAGATAGAATATCCTTCAATTGCTCTAGGATAAAATCAGGAGCATCGAATAACTCTTCGAAGATAACATACTCGTGGTTCATAAATGAATTCTCAACAAGATATTCAATCTTACCTGTTGTTTCGAATGTAGGAATGTCAAGACCACCAAACAATCTGTCTGTAGTCATACCTGTACCCATGGTTTGTATGAATGGATCAATACCTTTTGATTTAAGAAAATCTAATGTAATCTCTGACTTGCCATGTCCCCCAGGTCCGAAAAGTACTACATTTTTACCTGTAGAATATCCTACGTTTAGAATGTTAACTGTCTTATCCATGAATACAAACTTGTCTCCCACTGGATTTTTCTTTACTGATTTAGTTTTTGTCTTCATCTTTTCTTTTGTTATTAAGGAATTATTGTTTTTTACTTGGTTTAAAATTTCTTTTGTTTCTTCTTCTGATAGCTCTATTGAGTTTAAAATGCATTGATTAGCTCTGAATGTCCAATCATCATGATTGAAATCATGTCCTGCTTCAATTTGTTTAATGAATTTGTCAGGAATGTCTTGTCCCATAAAATGATTCATGTCACCCTCTTCATTCCAGAAGTAAGGACAGTCATAATCTTCATTCCAAAGATCAACATCTTCAAACTCTTCTTGTGTCTTAAATCTATATTTTGTCATAGCTTTGATATAAAGAGAGAGCCATTACAGCTCTCTCAATTAAACATTTAATCATCATCTCCATCACCATTAGGATCTATACCAAACTTACCCTTGATAAGACCATCAAGAAACTTCTTAATTTCAGGTGGAAGAGAATTAGCATCAATAGCATCATCCATACTGTTTCCTGATTCCATGTTAGTGAGAAACTCTCTAACATTTGGTGGAAGATCATCAGCAGCATCTAATGCTATCTTTCTAATACCATCTTTAAGACCATCTATTTTCTTCTCTAACTTCTTAGCAAATCCATCTAACTTATCTTGTAGAAAGAACGATGCTATAATTACTAATTGAGAATAGCTAAACTCATTAAGAGCTGCTTCTACTAACATACTTGGTGATAGATCATCTTTAAGATCTTTGTTTTCATCAAAGAGATGATTCTTTAATAGGTTAGCAATTTGTTGTTGAAGATCATCCATATAGGATTCTTCGATACCAATAGCTTTGTTAAGCTTTCTTTGACCATGGTCAAATGTAAAAATACTGTTCATTGTTATTAAGGATTTAAATTGTTTTTTACTATTTCTATTAATTTCTTTAAACATTCAAGTTCTGCTTCTTCATATGAACCTGATCCAACGGTAATCCATGCTGCACCTGTCCAATAAAATCCAAAATACAAACCTTCAGATTCTTTTTGAACTTTAACATCATAACCTTTCTCCCTAAACCATCTAAATGCTTGTTGGTATAGTGGTGCTAAAACTTGTTCTTTTGCTCTCAATAATCCATAATGATGTAAAAAAACTGTTTTACTAGGAGGAGCATATAAACCAAAACACATCTCATCAAATCCTAATTCTTTTAAAGCTAATGCTTGTTCGTAGGGTATAAATTCTTTTTCCATATTATTTAACTTAAATTGTTTATTGTTCTATTGATGATCTAACATCAATTGTTGTCTCTTTTACAATCCCATGTCTGAAATTGTATAACACCTCAACCACTAACCTCTTAGAAACTATTTTTCTAAGAGGATTAGTTGAGCCCACTAATGTGCCTTTATATATCCTACGTCTCATAATATATATGATAATAATGATCCTATTGATATTGCACCAAGACATACAAATAACCAAAACATTAATCTATGTAATCTACTAACCTCTTTTTTATAAAGAGCTGTTTCTTGTTCACATAACTCAATTAATCTATTCTTCATAGATATGATTTCATTAGCACATTCTAATGCTTCTTGATAACTACGAGAAAGCTCTATAAGCTTCTCAATTGTCTCTTCGATGTGTGGATGTTTACTCATTGTCTTTAGTTTTTTCAGATATAGACATACCAATAAATATTGGACAAAAGAATGGACTAAGTGCATAAATAAACCAAGCACTTGCTGGAATACTATCTTCTTTACCATATGCTTCAAGCATCATTCCTAACATTACCATGTAGGAGATGAAAATGTATAACAAAATCATAGTCCTATAAGATTATCAAAAGAGCTCTCTAACAATTCCATTAGAGAGTTTCTTTCTGTTATTAATGAATCGATTTGATCTTCTATACAATGTGTATTCACATCATCATAAGAATCTTTAAGACTGTCCAAAGAATGTATTTCATTCTTTAAGTCTTGAATACGTTGTTCTATTTGTTCTATTCTCATGATTTATACACATCTATGATTAGACCAATATCTTTTTGTTCGTGTACATTTAGATGCACAACTCTCAGTCAATAAGACCAAGACCAATAATGCTACAATAGCATAGGAAGTTTTAAAATGTTTCATATTGTTTGTTATTAAGGGTTTATTTAAAAGGGCCCAAGAAGAGCCCATTATTATTCTGCTAATGAATACATCTCTCTTTCTATAAACTCACATTTCTTAATGAGAGAAGAAGCTAATAGTTTAATAGAATCTATATTAGATATAATATCTTCTACTCCTTGTGTATCTAATTCTAATAGTCTAACTATATAATGTATTTCTTTTGCTTGTACTTTAGTGTTTGCATTCATAATGCTATATATATTTCGTTATTATACGTTGTTTGTTGTTTGTCAAGTTGACCTATTTATTACGTGATGGTCCTCACGTTCATATCTTTACACTCACAAAAAGTTTTTTTCTCCCTCGTAAAAAGTTTTATATACACCAACCTGATATTTTTGCACTCCACATGGTATGGACTAACTACTTATTGCTAAGCACTGCATATTTCCTGGTTATATAAACTTTTCCACTAGGAAGAATTAAACTTTTATACCTATATATATATAAAGTTTGGAGATGTTTAGGATTTTTTCACCCACCCAGACATCTCCACCCTTGATATATAAGAAAAAACAGGGCTATTCTAGCCCTGCAAATTCTGTTGGATTACTGATCACTTCAGGTTGGAAGTTCTCAATAGTCATTGCTTCCAATGTCAATTGATTTCTTCTAACACCAATCAGTTTCTTAAATGTTAAGTAACCTACCATAGCAAGTTTACCTTCATCATTAGGTTCAATCTTAACACTTTCAACGCCACCTGCTTCTAATGTTTCATAAAAGGTGTCATCGTTGCTGATAAATACTTTACCTTCGAAAATAAATCTACGATAAAATTGTCCTGCCATTTTTGTGTCTGCTTTGTAAGGAAATAATTTCCCATCACATTGAATCTCTGCTACTTCGTTAGCGTTTAATTTTTGAATTGCCATTTTGTTCTGTTTTAATGGATTAATGGGGGAGCACCCTGCTCACCCAAACGTAGGTGGGGTAGCGAGTTGGAAGTACTCTCAAACCCTACATACATGGGGGGTCTTACTATTTGGAAAAAAATTTTGGGAAAAAAATTTGGAGCACACCAGTTTTTGTTTATACATTTGGTGGGTGGGTGGGTTTGTCTGTATAAGAACAGATGTTGTCTTTATAGGTCTAAAAAAAGTTCATAATATAGCATAGGAATAAAATATTTGTCTCTTATGTGTTGATTATGTTTTTTTATTATATATCTTTGTCAGTATTAAAACTAAATTATGATCGTACAGAGTCTTAAGAAGGTTGTCGATACAGACATGCAATTAGCTGAGAAGTACTATAGTATATTGTTCACGATAAACAATCTTCATCTCACAGAGAGAGAAATACAGCTCATAGCTTTTACAGCTATTAAGGGTAACATTACATATGCTAATGTAAGGGAGGAGTTCTGCAAAACCTACAACAGTACATCACCCACAATCAACAACATTGTTTCTAAGCTTAAGAGGTTAGGTATATTTATTAAGGAGAATGGTAAGGTGAAGGTAAATCCTAAGATTATCATAGACTTCAAGAAAGACTTAATGTTGAATATAAAACTTATACATGAAGAAGCCCCAATCAATGTCAGTGAAAGAGTGGATCATCAAGAAGATGGCAATTAGTATGGTGGTGCCAGAAAAAACTATCGATGCTGTTGTGACACATCAGTTTGATTCTGCTAATGATGCTCTCAATATAAACAAGAGTGTAGAAATATCTGGGTTTGGGAAGTTTCATTTCAACCAGAAGAAAGCTCAAGGACAATATGACAAACTCAATAAGATAAAACAGGCATATGAAAGGATGCTGTTAGACGAGAACATTACAGAGACAAAGAAAAACGCTGTAGAGCTTAAACTACAAATCATCGAATCCAGTATTAAAACATTAAAACCAAAAATAAATGAGTCTGGGACAAATATTTGAGGGATGGAAGAATCACCTTCTTCCTCAAGAGAGAGAAAAAGCTTTTATTCAACATGTAAGCAATGAAAGACTTGCTATATGTGAAGCATGTGACAAGCATTCTAAAAATCACACATCAGTAAGACCAGATGCACATTGCACAGAGTGTGGATGTACATTATCTGCTAAGACTAAATGTTTAACATGTGAATGTCCATTAAAGAAATGGGTAGCACAACCAATGCCAGAAGATAATGAATCTACGTAAAATACCATTAGGACCATTCATAGAAATCCTTACAGACCTGTTTGAAAATGGGGCTGATTTCATTGATTTATCAGGTAATGAGGACAATGGAACAGAAGCACCAAGAGACACTCTTAAGATTACTGTGAAGCCTGAGTATTTATCTCCTGATATTGAGGAGGAAGAGGAAGTAATAGATCATGGAATGGATTTTCTAATAGACAATACAAGTGATTTACCACCTTCTCCTCTTTCTAAAGATGACATTGAAGATTTAATATAATACAGCATGAGCAGACAGCCAAATTATTATCGACAAATCCTACATGTGTTAGAGAGTCTACGCAAGGCCCATCCAACATATAATATAGGAAGACATATTTCTACAGCATTGGATGGATATGACGATATATGGGGTGTCACAGATAAGGAGTTTCTTTTTGCTTTAGAGAAATATGAACTAGAATTAAACATGGATGTAGATCATATTGATCAGGAGGAGATAGAAGAGATAATAAAAGATGGCATGAATTTGGAGAGAACATTGTTCGAAGAAGAGGAGGAATAAATTAATAACTACATAATGGCAGTAAAAAAGAACACATACATCAATACAGAACTTGATTGGGCAGAACAGCAACTATCAAGTTGGAAAGAATATGTTGATGCTAATCCTTTACATACATTAGAGGATAGAATCAAGTGGAAAGAAACCAAAGCTGGTGGTGCTATGCCTATGGTGATTGCAAGCATTGAAGCTCAGGGTAAGTTTGTCCAAGAGACAATGAAAAACTACCTAGCTTTATTAGAGCAAGTGGATAAGTTACGTGAGAAAGAAGAAGCTAAGAAGGTGGAAACACGTGGTGGTCAAGAACTTGGTTCTATGGCAGAAGAATTCTTAAAAGGTAGAGGATAGTGAACTTACATAATATAGAGTATAAGGATTGGTTTATCAATCAAAGACGTATTCCAGATGAAACATCTAGTGAATACAAAGCATTCTTCAATTTCCATAAGGAACTTTGTATGAATGGCTGTATGATGGATGGACAATACATCAATCCATTTCTATATTGGCATTTAAACATATGGCATACAGAGGTGGACACCATAGATGAATATGGACGTATCAACCAGAAGTATGCTAACCCACTGCTCAGAGATAATGAGTGGTTAGTAACAAATGAAATAGACAGAGCTCATAAAGAGAAGAAAGGCCTAGTTATACTAGGTATTCGTCGTTTTGCTAAGTCTGTTATTGAAGCATCTTACATAGGACAAGGAGCTACGTTTGATGAGAACAGTCAGAACATTATTGCAGGACTGAATGCTCCTGATATTAAGCTGATTACAGATAAGATTGACAAAGGACTTAACTTCCTACCTAAAGCTTGGAGATGGCAGAGGGTAGAGGATAACTGGAAGAACCAAGTTACCCTAGGGATTAAGACCAAGGCAGGAGAGAGAATACCCTTCTCTCAGATTCTTATAAGAAACTTAGATGGTGGTAACAATGAAGAGGCTATTGCAGGTACTAAACCTCGTAGACTAATCATTGATGAGATTGGAAAAGGGTCTTTTCTACGTGGTCTTCAAGCTGCTATACCAGGTTTTACAACACCATTTGGTTGGGGATGTTCGCCCATACTTACAGGTACAGGTGGAGACATGAAGATGTTCATGGACGCAAAGAGCTTAATGTTCGATGTAGAAAACTTCAACTTTCTAGAATACAACAATGCAAAGGATGATAAGAGAGTGCATGGCTTATTCATCTCACATAAATATAGAATGGAAGCCAAAGAGGAAAGTTCTCTTGGTGCTTTCTTAGAAAAACCAGAAGGATCTTCTCTATATCAAGTGAAGATGATGGTCAGTAATGAAGAGAAAGCTACAGAGATAACCAATGGTAATCTAGAAAAGCTTAAGAAAGCTGGTGATAGAATGGCCTATCTGAAAGAGAAGATGTACTACCCACAAGAAGTGGATGACATATTCTTAAATGAAGATACTAATATATTTGATATTGAATCAGCTAAACGTCAGAAAGCCAGACTGTTAATGCAAGAAAGAACAGGAACGCCTGTTATTCTATATGATGATGGCGATGGAGTGAAACATCAATTCACTGATAAGCTTCCTATATCAAACTTCCCTCTGAAGAATAGTGATCAAAAAGATGCTCCTGTAGTGATATACGAGTTTCCAATTGAATCTCCTCCATATGGACTTTATGTTGCAGGAATTGACCCTTATAGACAAGGAAAGTCTGCCTACTCAAGCTCATTAGGATCTGTGTACATATATAAACGTATGCATGCTATTGCAGGAGAGAAATACCAAGATATGTTTGTGGCCAGCTATTGTGCTAGACCAGACAAGAAAGAAACATGGGAAGAGCAAGCTCGCTACCTCATCAAGTATTATAATGCTAGAGCTCTATGTGAGAACGATGAAATCTCTTTCATAGACTACATGATAGCCAAGGGCGATCAGCATTATTTAGAGAAACAACCTGAGTGGTTAAAGGAAATTGTTCCAAACACCACAGTGAGAAGGGATTATGGAATACATAGGTCTTCTGATAAAATACGAGACTTTCTTCATGGATGTCTTAAGAAGTATACAGAGGAAGCTATACACGTAGAGAAAGATGCTGATGGTAACATCACATCAGAGATAAAGGGTATGTCAAAGATATTTGACCCTGTTTTATTAGAGGAGATGATCCAGTATAATGAACAAGGTAACTTTGATAGAATCATTGCTGCAGAATTAGCTGTGGCATTAGCTATGAAGCTAGATCCCATTATGGGAAAAATAGGTGGAGAGGAAGATGTAAGAATCAAATCAATGTTCACAAAGAGCAAAAAGAATATGCTTTTCACAGAGAGCAGAACAATGTTTAACACACCAAAAAGTAAATTGTTTAGATAACATGGCAATAATTAGATATACAAAAGATGCTACCATCAGGTATGCATACTTAAACATCTTCCCTGATCAGTTCAAAACTGAAAAGGAAAAGCAAGATGAGAGTTGGATAAAGAATACAATGGACTATTTCTCCAACAAAGCATATGCTGAGTATGTAAAGAATAGAGACACATTTGTTAAGAATTATGATCTTATGAAAGGTATTCTTCGTATGGAGGATTTCTATCAAGAACCAGAGGTGAGAAGCTTTACAGATGTTCTTACAGGAGATCTAGAACTTCCTGCTTATGTAAAAATGTATTCTATTGTCACCACTCCTGTTAATGAGTTGGTAGGAGAGATCTCTAAACGTCCAGATACATTTAGAGTGAAAGCTTTTGATGATGACAGTCAGGCAGAAGAACTACAGTTTAAAACAGATACGTTACAAGAATATGTAATAGGTCAAGTTAAACAACAGTTTGCACAGAAAGCTGCTATGCGAGGGGAAGAGATTGATGAGGAGCAATTACAGCAAATGACAATGGAACAGGTTAAGGATCAGTTAGATAGCTACACATCTGTTGCTGAGAAATGGGCTAACCACATCCTTACATGTCAAAAAGCTGAGTTTAATTTAAAAGAAAAATCAGAGGATGCGTTTAGAGATATGCTAATCTCTGCTAGACAATTTTACCATATATATGAAGACAACTCGAAACTTGGTTTCAACATCGAAGTGGCGAACCCAAAAAACACTTGGTTTCTTACTACTCCTGATAGAAAGTGGATATCAGATCCCACTGGTAGAGCTCAAGGAGCCTATGCTGCTGGCACAGTACAAGTTATGGAGCTATCAGAGATCATTGAAAGCATACCAGATCTTACGAAAGAGGAGATTGACCACTTACGCTCATCGCTCCAAGACTATGGACTGATCAATGTACGTGAATCAAACTTAGGTAATCCAGATGCTATTCCTGGACAAGACTCTGTAATGTATGATACGTTTGACCCATTAGTGTTACAGACACGTATGATCATTGAATCAGAAATGAAAGAGAACAACGATGGACTTAAAGACTTCTTAGGACTAACTAATAACGTTAGCTCATTTGGTTATAAGTATGTTGTTGTTAGATCATATTGGATTTCTAAGAGAAAGATAGGTAAGCTTATATACATAGATGATATGGGTAATGAGCAATCTTTACTTGTTGATGAAAGTTACAAATCAGGAAGTATACCTACTCAACAATCATTAGAATGGGGATGGGTAAATGAGTGGTATCAAGGAACTAAGATTGGGCCAGACATATACCACATCAAACCATTCAAGCTTTTAAATTACTGTCCTATTATAGGTACAACATATGAGGTGAAGAATACAGAGGCTAAATCTCTAGTAGATCTTATGAAACCTTTTCAAGTCCTTTACAATGTATGTATGAACCAATTGTACAAACTTCTTGAAAAAGAGATGGGTAAGGTTCAGCTTATGTCATTGAGACATGTTCCTATTCCTAAAGATGGAGATGCACAAGATGCTCTTGATATATGGGAAATGGAAGCACGTAACAGAGGTGTAGTATTTGTGGATGACAGCCCAGAGAACTTAAAAGCTCCTAGCTCATTCAACCAATACACAGCTCTTGATCTTACACGTACACAGGAGATACAATCTAGATATACACTAGCTCAACAAGTTAAGAATGAATGTTGGGAACTTGTAGGTATGTCAAGACAACGTATGGGATCAGTGGCAGCATCAGAAACTGCAACAGGGACTAATACAGCTATGCAACAGAGTTATTCTCAGACAGAACCATTGTTTATTGCACATGAATATGTGATGGGACAACTATATCAAGCTATCATTGATGCTGCATTATATGTAGAGAGTTCTAAACCTCAATCTACGCTTTCATATATCACTTCTGAGGGACAATCTGCGTTCGTACAAGTGAATGGATCAGATCTTAAATTTCGTGACTTAAAAGTGTTCTTAACCAATAGACCTGAAGATCAACAAATGTTTAATGAGCTTAGACAACTTTCTCAAGCTATTATTCAGAATGGTGGCACACTTTATGATGTAGTGGAACTATATAGTTCTAAGTCTCAAAGAGAACTTAAGAAAGCATTCAAAGATCTTAGAGATAGACAAGTTACTCTACAAGAACAACAACAAAAACTTGCTGAACAACAACAACAAGCTCAACAAGAACAAGCTCAAGCTCAGTTACAACAAGCTGCTCAGATGGCACAAGAGCAACAAGCTAACGATAATTACCAAAAAGAACTTGATAGATTATCTAAAGAGAAGATTGCTATCATACAAGCAACAGGCTTTGGTAAAGTGGAAAGTGAAGATGTTAATGCTAATGCTGTTCCTGATGTATTGGAAGTGAGTAAGTTAAATATGGAGCAACAGAAAGTTACTAAAGACTATGGAGTGGAAATGGCTGATATTCAAGCTAAGAATAAACAAGCAGCTGATAAAATGTCCATAGAAAAAGAGAAATTACAAGTGGCTAGAGAGAATATGGCAAACGATCTTGCAGTGGCAAAAGAGAACGCTAAGGGAAGAAATAACAAAAAAAGTTAAAAAAAGTTCTTCCACAGACAAGGGTAAAACATATTAATGCTATATTATCTAGAAAATTGGATCACATTGATCTATAACCCTTTGATATTCCAAACCCTTATTATACTTTTACATAAATAAAACCAAACATAAATACAACTACATATGGCTGATAATTTAGATAACTTTAGTATCCAAGGTACTATGGAAATGGGAATGGGTAACCAAGAACTATTAAATGACTTGTTTTCCCCTGAAACATCAACATCGAATCCAGAAGATGTTACACCTATTATTAAAGACGCAGATGCTCCTGAAGCTCCAGAAGTTCCAGCAGTAAAGAAAGGTAAGGATATTATTCCTCCTAAAAGCGTTGATGGTAAAACAGATGAAGAGAAAGCAGAAGGACAATCAATGATTGCTGATTTCTTAAGTGATGATGAAGATGACACTGAAGATGATGACACTCCTGCACCAGCAAAACCTGCAGAAGCTGCAGAAGCTGCTGCTGACGTTGATGCTGATGATGACACTCCACAAGGTACACAATTCACTGCTCTTGCAAACGATCTTTATAAACTAGGTGTATTCACCAATGATGATGATGAAGATCCAGAACCAGTATCCACTGCAGAAGAGTTTTTAGAAAGATTTGAAAATGAAAAGAAAAAAGGTGCCTCTGAAATGGTACAAAACTTCATAGGACAATTTGGAGAAGATTATCAAGAAGCGTTTGAAGCCATATTTGTGAAAGGAGTTAATCCAAAAGATTACTTTGGTACTTATAATCAAGTAGTTAACTTTGCTGAGATGGATCTCAATGATGAGAACAATCAAATAAGAATAATGAAACAAGCATTAGCAGATCAAGGATTTGAACCTGAAGATGTAGATACAGAAATCGAAAGACTTCAAAACTATGGTGATCTTGAAAGCGTAGCTACAAAGCATCATAAAGTGTTGGTTAAAAAAGAAGCAGCCAAGTTACAACAACTAGAACAGAAATCTGAAGCTGAGTTAAGACAAAAAGCTCAAATCAGAAATCAATATATAGCCAACGTACAGAACATCTTACAAGAGAAGGTGAAATCAAAAGAGTTTGATGGTATTCCTATCAATCCAAAATTAGCAGGTGAACTACAAGACTTCTTATTAGTTGATAAGTGGAAAACTCCATCAGGAGAAACACTAACAGACTTTGATCGTGCTATTCTGGATATGAAAAGACCAGAGAACCATGCAATGAAAGTTAAGTTAGGACTTCTTATGAAGATGTTAGAAAAAGATCCAACATTATCAACCATACAAAGAACAGGTGTGACTAAAAAATCTAACCAGTTATTTGGAGAAGTTGCAAGACAAGTAGAAAAAGCTAAAACAGCTGGATCTACTGGTTCAGGAGCTAAACCTAATTCATGGTTTCTATAACAAAAAAATAATTAATAATTAACAAAAACGAATAACAAATGGCAATTCAAACAATCCCTGGGTTAACAGGTTTTACTTATGCTCGTGTTGCGTCTATGGACAAGCGTGCAGTAGGGAAACTTACAGACTCAAATCACTTAGAGAGTTTTCACTCAACAGAGCCAGCTGATTATGATAAAAAGATTATATCTTTATATACTCAGAGCTCATTGTACAGTAATGACTTCTTGGACATGATCAACAAAAGCACACCTTATTACATCGATAATAATAGTGATGCATGGAAATGGCAAGTAGCAGTTCCTTACAAATTCCCAAAAATTATTGACATTCCTGCTTCTACGCAAGAATTAATTGATGCTGGTAAAACAGGTATCGATGGTCAAGAATTTAGTTTAGTATTAGATACTAATGAGTTTTCTAAAAATGCAATTGTATCTGTAGGTACACGTCAGTATGGTCCACGTTTCTACGTGATCAAAGATCCACAACCATGGAACATGGGTTATCTTTATTCATTTACATTAGTAACTGACAATCCAACAGTTGACTTTGTAAACCCTACATTCTTACAATATGGTGTTGAATTAGAATTAGTTGATGCTGCTATTGGTGAGTTTGATCAAGACTTATTAGGTCTTCCAAGATTAGGTGAGCAAATCACTATGTTCGAATCATTAGGTTCTGCATATGGATATGAGCACAAAATCACTGAGTGGGCTGATGACAAAATGATGAGAGATGCTTCTGGTAAACCATTAGACATTTTAGTTTATGCTCCACAAAGACGTAACCAATTACCTTTAACTCGTAATGATGTTAAATGGGAACCATTCATTGAGTTCTGGATGCGTAAGTCAATGTTAGAATTGAAAGTTAAACGTATGATCTGGGCTAAACCAGGTACAGTTAAAACTAATGGTTCTAAACAAGAATTGAAACGTACATCTGCAGGTGTATACCACAGAATGCGTAACAATGGAAACTTGGTACAATACAACAGAGGTGAATTCTCTGCTAACTTGATTCGTTCAGTATTTGGAGACTTGTTCTACAGAAGAGTGGATGTTAAAGACAGAAGTGTAAAAATGTATACTAATGAGGCTGGATTCGACGTATTCCAACAAGCTTTGAAAACAGATGCATTAAACTCTGGTCTTACGTTCATGGCAGATTCTGGAAACAGATACTTACAAGGAGAAGGACAACATATCACTTACAACTTTGCATTCGATGCAATGGTAACTCGTGAGACTGGTAGAGTTGAATTGATTCACTTGAAAGAATTAGATTTACCACAAACTAACTTAGAGTTTGGACAAAACAAAAAATCTACGCCAGTATTTATGGTGTTTGATGTGTCTCCAATGTCTGATGGTTCAATGGTAAACAACATTAGAGAAGTACGTATGAAAGGTGCTCCTTCTATGACATGGGGTTATATTGATGGTACTCGTCACCACTTAGGTTTTGCTAAGTCTCAAGGTATGAGTTCAGCTAACAAATTCCCAGGATACGAAATCTGGATGAAAGACAGATGTGACGTATTTATCGAAGATCTTTCTAGAACTGTGTTGATCGAGGAAATCCCACAATTCTAATAATAGTAATAGTAGTTACTACGCTACCCATCATAGAACAGCGTCCCAGAGTAACTCATTTATTCGAGATGAATCCCCTCACCTCCTCTCCCTCCTAGAGGGGATGATTCTCAAACAGAGTGATGGATCAGGATTTCCTGATAGCCAGACCCTTCGATGGGACCACTCTACTAAATAAAACCAAATTATTAAATTAACTACATATGGGTAAAACAGGCAAAATCTCTACGATAAAACGTGAGTATAATAGTTCGCAATTGCAAACTATGGATAGTGGGTTAGCACAAAAAGGTATGACAAGAATTCCTGGAACAGGAGTATTCAAATATCCTTACAAGGAATTAGATGGTAAATACAGAACAGGACTTGATCCAGACGCTGCTTACATTAGACGTATCAAAGATGATACTGAAAGAGAACTTGAAGTTGAAAGAGTGACAGCTCTTAGAAAAAGACTTGAAGCTGAGATTGGTGATATTGACTTAGGTCCACGTTCTAAATTCTGGAACTATGGATTATCATTATCTCCAGACGATCAGACTCACGTACAAGCAGTTAAATTGATGGATGGTGATAACTTTTTTGATTTATCAAATGCTTTTCAAGAAATAGCCTTTTCATGGTTGAGAGTACATCCTACTATTGCATCTTCTTACCAAGCATGGGAAAGAGGAGAATATCCAGCAGATACACAGTTTTATGTGGTAGATGATGAGATAGAGAATGCAGTGATCTTCAAGAAAAAACAATTGATTAATAAAGCAATTGTTAAGTTTGATTCAATGACTCCTGAGAAGAAACGTAAAGTTGCAAGACTATTAGGACTTCCAGTATCAGAAGATTCAAAAGAAGAAGTAGTGTACAACTTAGTAGATAATGTATTGAAACAAACAGAATTCAAGAATGGTAAGTATTCAGGATTGAATCCAGTTGAAGTGTTCAATAGATTTGCTGACATGAAAGAAGCTTTACTCCATATTAAAGATTTAGTAAAACAAGCTATAACACATTCTATTTATAGAGTTAAACCAAATGGTAAGGTTTATGAAGGTGAATTTGAAGTAGCTAAAGATGAAGAAGATTTAGTAAAATTCTTAGCTGATGATGATAACCAAGATGAGTTATTAGTATTAGAAGGAAAATTAAAAACTAAAAAACTAGCTGCTGTATAAGTGGCTAGTTTTTAAAAATATAAAAGAATATGATTCCAGTAGATAGTTTATTATACAAGATCGATCAAAAACTAAATAAACTATCGACTAATTCACATCAACAGATTCAATTAGAAGATAAGATTTTAGCTCTTAATGAAGCTCAAATCAAGTTGATAAAACAGAAAGTTGATGGTATTAGTACTACTAGTCAATTAGGTCTTGATTCATTTAAGAAACGTTATGAAGACTTACAGAGTCTTATATTAGATTATAATCATCAACCATTGCCACTAGTATTAGAAGATGATAACTTAAATCAATGGTCTGCTAATGTTCATAATCTTGAGCCAAAATATATGTTCTATGTAGATTCATATGTTTTAGCTGATAAAGGAAGATGTAAAGACAGAAGAATTTGGATCAATCGAGATCTTGCAAAGCATGGTGATCTACAGTTTATATTAAACAACGATCATTACAAACCAAGCTTTGAATACCAAGAAACATTTAATGTTCTTGCTTCTGATAAAATATCTATATATACTGATGGAACGTTCACTCCTAAGAATATACAGATAATGTACATGAGATATCCAGTTTATATAAACAAAGCAGGATATATAATGTTAGATGGGACTCCATCATTTGATCAAGATTGTGAACTTGAATTATATTTAGAGGATGAATTGTTAGACTTAACAGTACAGAATCTAGCAATGTATACTGAGAATGCTGCAGCAGTACAAAGTGCTCAGTTCAGAATACAAACAAACGAGTAAATTTTTAACTTAATAAATAAATAAAATGGCTGATTTTTCATTAACCACAGTATTCGTGGTTCCAGTGGGGCAAACTGCACTCCCTAGCTCTGGCTCAACACAAAACTTGACTGCAGGACAAGTAGGTTTCTTTAGAAACGATTATTCAATAGCTACTTCTGCTAACATTGCTGCTGCACCTTATTTCTACGTAGCACAAGGTAGAACAAACACTTATTTACAAGGATCTAAAAGATCTGACAAGATCAAAGGATGTCCTTCTGGATCTGGTTGCAACTCAAACGTAACAGAATGGTACAAAGTATCAGGATGTCCTACAGCTGCTAACCAAATCACTGATGTAACTAATTTCACTGTACAATGTGGAGAAACTATCACGTTAACTTTACGTGCTCACTCTTCTTACATTGATACATTGTATTTTAATGGTTTCACTCGTTCAGTAACAATCCAAGCTCCATGCTGTGGTTGTGATGAAAATCCATGTGCTGATGTAAGTGACAACACTATCATCAACTTATTGATTGCTAAATTAACACAACAAGCTCCTGGTATCAACCCTGATAACATTAGCTTTAATACATTCTTTACATTTGAAAATGTAGGTGGTACAATCTTACGTATTACAGGAAAACCATTAACTCAATATGGACAACCTTGTGATATTGCAGCGTTCCCTTTTGAATATGACAGAATGTCTTTCAGAACATTTGTATATGCTGGTCCAGCTACAACTGCTGACTTCATTGTAGCAGATGCTTGTAACATTGTTGCTAACCCAATCATCACTCAACGTGCTTCTTACGCTACTGGTACATCTGCAGAAATTGCTCAATTAGAGAAAAACTTCTACAGCTACCAAGCAGGTTACTTGAAACATTTATATAGAATGAATGGGTATAACGAGAACTTTGAATCTTGGGTTTCTGCTGGTACAACTTATGATACATACTACATTAGATTTAATGAGTATAATAAATCTGAGTACCAATGGGGTGATTACATTATGGAAGATTCAACAGTAATTATTGCTGCTCCGAACTCTGTAACAAGTGGTATTTCTGCTGCAATCACTACTGTGTTAGAAGCTGCATTAGGTACTGTAGTAGATCAAGGTGTTCCTTGTATCACAACTACAACTACTTCTTCTACTGCTGCTCCATCAACAACAACTACTACTTCTACAAACATTCCTTAAGAATAAAAGAAGTAAAATTTAAACAATAACCTATGCCAGGGGAAAGAGGATAAATCTCATATTCCTCTGGCATAATTATTATAAAAACATGGCAAACTTACAATTAGATATATTAGTAATCCCTACTTATAGTGTACTTACACTTGGTGTTACAGATGCTTCTGTATATCCTACCAATCCTCCAGTGGTGTCAGCACCTACTATTGAGATTGATATTCCAGGATTTGGAACAACGACATTACCATTCGTTCCTAATGAAATCAATGTATTTACATCGTCTAATTTAGGAATCACAGAACCAGATTGTAATCAACCACTTCCAGATGGAATATACAGATTAAGATATTCTGTAGCTCCTGCATATGCAAATTATGTAGAGAGAACAATATTACGTGTTGATAGACTTCAAGAGAAGTTTGACAATGCGTTTCTTCAATTAAACATGATGGTGTGTGATAGAGCTCTTAAAACACAATCTAGTGTTATGTTAAACACTATAAACTTCTTTATACAAGGAGCAATTGCAGCAGCTAATAACTGTGCAGAATTTGAATCAAACACATTATATGCTCAGGCAGATAATATGTTAAACAACTTTTTAAGAACCAACTGTGGTTGTTCTGGTAACAACTACTTAATAAACTTTTATTAATTATGGCACAATGTTCAGGATGTGGAGCTAATGTAGGCTGTGGATGTCAGCTGAAAAATGGAATGTGTGCAGCGTGTGCTGCAAAAGCAAATAAATAAAATTGTTATTATGTTATCACCAAGACTAACCAACTGTCCTGAATGCTCGGACATTCCATCTTTACTTAAAAAAATAGATTGCAAGTTAGCAGAACTTGGTAACAACTTGTACAACAATATTTCATATATGTTGAACAAACCTGTGCCTGCTGATGACATAACTCAATTAATAGGATATAGAAGAATATTAATGTACAAGCTTATTAATCCAAACTATGCACATAAATATTCTGTAGCTATGATATCTAGTAGAGTGATACGTCTTACAGTGGGATGTATAAGTAGATGTAACACACCAGAACCTTGTATAGAGGAACGTTGTGATATAACTATTGTACCAAATCCAACTACCACTACTACTAGCAGTAGTTCTACTAGCTCAACAACAACAAGTACCACTGCAGTACCAACTACTACCACTACTAGTTCTAGTAGTTCAACTAGCACAAGCACGTCTACTAGTAGTTCTTCTACAACAACCACTACAACAACAATTTAAAACCTTTTTAAAATAAATAATATGTCAACATGCTCAAATTGTTACAATGGATGTACAGAGATTGTCTCTGACAGATGTGTAAAATATACAGGAATAGATGTTCCTGTCCTAGGAATACAAACAGGTGATTCTTTATCATTTGTAGAACAAGCATTAATTACATTTCTTACATCTACATTAGATGGCACAGGAGTAAAAATTGATCTTGCACCTACAGTGGTATGTGAGCTTGTACAGCAATATCTTCCAACATGTAAAGATCTTTCTATTGTAGATATATCAAAAGCTCTTGTACAAGCTGCTTGTAATCTTCAATTACAAGTGAATGCCATTAATGCTACACTTGCTACATTGAATGCTGATTATACAATTGGATGTTTAACAGGTGTTACAGCATCTTCAGATACACATGCTATTCTGCAAGCTGTAATTAACAAGTTGTGTCAAGTACAAGTTGATTTAACAGCATTAACTTTAAACTTATCTACTAATTATTCTAGCAATGGTGCACAACTAGATGCTTATATAGCTAACTATCTAGCTACAAATACTCCTAGTTCTAATCTTATAAGTAATAGAATGGTTCCTTATGCTGTGGTTGAATACTATGGTCCTATTGCTGGTAATTTTGATGGAACAGGTAAAGGACTTGGAATTTGGGATAATATATATTTATGTAATGGATTAAATGGTACACCAGATAAAAGAGGAGTCGTAGGAGTAGGTGCTACAAATGGTGCAATGTTAGGACTTACAATGCCTTCAGCTACTAATCCATCATTAGGAAATCCTACATATAGTGTAGGTGGATCAATAATAGGTAGTAATAATATTGTGTTATCAACGCTCCAAATGCCTAGCCATACACACCTTACAACAGTAACAATTAATGATCCAGGACATGGTCATATTTTTAGTAATTCTAGTGGAACATCACTTGGAGGTGGTTATATAGCAACAGGAGTTCCAAATGAAGGACCAGGTGCTTTTGGATTAGTTAATAATCAAACAGGATTAAAAGGAACAGGATCAGGACAAAATGTTTTTGTTACTAATTCTAATGAAGGAGGAGGACTAGCACATCCAAATTTCCAACCTGGATTAGGTTGTTTATATATTCAATACAGACCTTAATAAATCAACACGATGTCATATCCTTTTTTACCAGTTAATCCTTGCTGTACAGACGTAGTTTTAAATACTCCTTGTGGATGCACTTCTACACTTCCTAATACTGGATGTGAACAAACCCAATGTGGTACTAATGTAATTCTATCTAGCAATGTACTTTATAATGGTCCTGTATTGGATTGCATTATAGCTGAGCCATGTGATACACTTAATGTGATATTACAAAAGATCGATGAGATTATATGTAATCTACTTGTTCAGATTAACACATTGAATATTCAAGTAGCAAACATCACTGGTCAAATAATTAATATTAATAGTCAGATAATTAATATTAATAATACATTAGATGTATGTTGTAATGTTACAACTACTACCACAACCACTGCAACACCAACTACCACAACAACTACCACTGTAGTAGAAGAATGTCGTTATTATATTTTAGAAGGAAACATAGCTCCTGGAGTATGGATTGCAACTTTATGTGGTTCTAAAGTAGATGATCCAGTTTATGTTGGAGGAGAATTAACTCCAGGACAAACTGAAGAGACACCTTGTATTATACCTTCTACATTAGAACTGTATGGCGTAAGTATTAAAGTAGACAGAGGAGTATGTCCAACAACAACAACCACCACTACAACACTATAAATATAAAACATGGCTGATTGTCCTCAAATAAATAACACAACAATACTAGGAACGAGTGCTGTCACATACGATAGCACTCCACTTCCTTGTACAGATATAAAAACATGTGATGATCTAAACACGATCCTTGCTAAGTTTGATAATGTTATATGTTCTGCTATAGATAGTGTAAACATTCTTATAGAAGAAGTAACAAATATCACTGAGGACTTAATGCTTATTACAGAGGATGTAGAGACTATAAACAATCAAATCTTTATATGTTGTCCTATTTGTAGTTTTACAATAACTGCTACTGAATTACCTGTGTGTGAGTTTACTGGAACTGCTAATCAACTTCCAGATCCTACAACAACTACAACCAGTAGTTCTTCAACCAGTACTTCTACATCAACAAGCACATCTACTAGCACTAGCACATCTACAACAACTAGCACTAGTAGTTCAACCACTACAACTACAACTACAAGTATACCATTACTTTGTTTTCAAGCAGAGGTTTATCCTCCAATACTTAATCCAGGAACATATCACGTAATACAATATTTAGATTGTAATGGAAACATTCAAGTTGAAAGTGTTCCAGATGGTGGAGAAATGGTAACTATTTGTTATACAGGAATTGTATCAGATAACAATAATGGTGTAACCATTCCTTTATATACTTATTGTATAGCAACTTAATAAACCAAATAATATGACAGTATTAATAACATTAACAGTAGCAGGTTCAGATTCTGGACCATTTAATCTCTATTCAAATCTTGATGGATATACATCAGCATTTGAAGCAGGAGTACCTAAAGCATCATTGCTTGCAGGATATTCTTCTGCATTAGTTCCTGACTTTACAACAACTATTAGAATACAATCTGTAGGGGATTGTACTAACCACATTGACATACCACTGTATGCCACTACAACAACAAGTAGTAGTACAAGTAGCACAAGTAGTACAACAACAAGTACTACTACTATTGCTAATACTTGTTATGCATTCCAGAGTGATCCATACACTACAACATTTACAGCTCAATATATAGATTGTAATGGTGTTATTCAAACAGTTAATGATACATGTTTCTCTCCACCTTGTACATATACACTGTGTGGATTTTCTGTTTTATCTAGTAGTGAACTTATGAGTATTATAGGAGTTTGTACAACAACCACAACAACCACAGCTGCACCTACTACAACAAGTACTACTACAGCTGCACCAACCACAACTACAACTACTACTTAATTATATAATAAATAAAAACATGACAATATTAATAACATTGGTTTTACCACCTGGTGGGGACGCAGGTCCTTTCAATCTTTATTCAGATACAGATGGATACGTTGTTGCATTTGCAACAAATATATCTGCTTCAGCTTTAATTGCTGGATATACAGCTACAAACGTACCTGATGGAACAACTATAATTAAAGTACAGTCTGTAGGAGTGTGTACAAACTTTGTTAATGTACCAGTGAATGTGCTTCCTACTACAACTACAACAAGTTCTAGTAGCACATCTACCACTACAAGTACTAGTACCACTGCTGGTCCAACTACCACTACAACTAGTAGTAGTTCAACAAGCACAAGTACTTCTACAAGCACAAGTACATCAACTAGCACTTCTACAAGCTCAACCACCAGTACATCTACAACATCAGTTCCTACCACTACTACCACAACTAGTCTTGGTGCATGTACAAAATATAACACTGATGGTCTAGATACAATAAATTATATAGATTGTAATGGTGATCCTCAAACAATTGTAAACATTGAAATTGATTTTTGTGCACAAGCTGGTACAGTAACAGGTACTGGTGTAAGTATAATTACACCAAACGATTGCGTATAATAATTTTATAAAATAAAAAATCATAGTTTGTTGGTTTTCTGTGATTTCTCCTCAAGATCTTCTTGGGGAGTTTTTGTTTCTAACTAATTTAGTTATAAATAATTAGAGCTCTAACTAGAATTATTTGGAATATATAAAAACTATTATTTATCTTTACAATATTTTTTAACTAATATGAATATATATGTCTGAAAATCAAAGCTTATTAGGTCAATTGGAGGAATTGCTGACAATGAAAAGAAGTAAAAAATTCTATGCTGAAAGACTTGGAATAAGCGAATTTGAAGTTAATGAGCTCTTAAAGGAGCTTAGAGAAAAGGACAATTATCAAAACGTAGAAGGAAAAAACTACACAGAAGAACGAAAAGTAAATGTTGAAAAGGGTACAATAGAAAGTACAATCATATCTGATTTTGATCCTAAAGATGATCTTGAACTAGCTAAGCTACACAAGATAAACCTAGACAAGTATGTCATCACAAACTACTGGTCTAAGATGCTACCAAGTGGGAAGTTCACTTCCTCAGTCTTTTCTAAGAGAAAAGAAGCAAAAGATTACTCCCCTGAAGACTTTGCTAAATTTTTAGAGAATTATATTCCTAATAACATAAGAGTTATTAATAAACCAGTATTAGATGAAGAAAGTTTAGTGGATGTTGAATTATCTTTATCTGATTATCATTTAGCTAAAAAAGTTGTAGATGGAGATAATTGTCCATTTAAAAGAGCTTCAAACTATTTAAAAATAGTGGAAGATTTAATTACCAAAATAAGAAAAAATTATAGTATTGAACATATAGTTTTTCCTATAAGTAACGATTTTTTTCATACTGACAATTATCAAAACCAAACTACAAATGGAACTCCTCAAGATACCATCCTTGAATATCATTCTGAATATGAATTAGGATTTTCTTTATTAGTAGATACTATTAATACATTAAGAGATCATTGTAAAAGTGTTACAGTAGTTTTAGTACAAGGTAATCATGACAGGACTAAATCTTTTTATTTAGCACATGCATTAGAAGTTTTCTTTAAAAAAGATTATGATGTAAACTTTATAAGAGAACATAGTGTAGTAAAAGCAGTAGTATTAGGAAATACATTTATAGGATATCATCATGGTAACTGTAAAATAGATGATTTGCCTTTATTATTTGCAACTCATCCTGAATATAGTTCTTATTTTGGAGAAGCTAAATATAGAGAAATCCATACAGGAGATAAGCATCATTACATGGCTAAAGAAATAAAAGGAGTAAGAATACAACAAATGCCAAGTCTTTCATTTACAGATAGATGGCATATGGATAATAACTTTGTACATTCAATTAGAGCAGCATTAGCACTTGTTTATGATAAAGAAACAGGAAAAATTGCAGAATTTGAATCAAGAATATAAATAATATGGCAACATTAAGAAAGTTAGTATCAGATGTTAGAAGTGTCCACAAGATACTTTCGACTGACTCATTAATAACAGATCGTGCAATTGCATCTGAAATAAGAAATAACTCTTTGTTATTAATCAAACGTGAGACAAACCTTAGAAAACTTTGGGCAACTGATACATTGTTCACTACAATTCCTTGTTTAGAGATGGTAGAAGTACCCATCTCTGAATGTTGTAACTATGTAGATGAGTGTAGTATTGCAAGAACTAAGTTTAAACTTCCACGTATATCAGAAGGTAATTACCAATATGTAATACAAGGAGTTTATTCTATCAATGCATTAGGTGGCCAAGGAAAGAAGTTAAAAGAGATCACTGTCAATAGATATATCAATCTACTAAAGCTTCCTATAATTAAGAAAGAAGAATACTTCTGGATATCTAATGGATATCTATACGTAAATAATCCATTGCTAAAATCAATCAGGTTTGTAGCATTGTTTGAAGAAGATGTAGAGAATGAAATCATGTATCCAGAATGTGGATGTGGTTCTCCTGATTATACAAATGAACAACTATGTATGAACCCATTAGACAAAGAGTTTGCTCTTCCAGGATATCTAGAACAACAAGTGTTACAGCTTACATCACAAAAACTTCTTTCTACTTACTTCAATATTAAAACAGACATAAGTCAAGAAGGAATAGATGGCCAAGCACCAAACTCAAAACCAACTAATTAATGAGAACAAAGGTTGATTGGAGAAGTTCTAGCAAGGACAGTTATAATAGTTTCTGTAAAAAACATCCATCTGTAAAACTAACATATGATGAATGGAGAAACGTCTTATACACCTACAATGAATCTTTTAAAGAATACATATTAGAAACAGGAGAGAAGGTAAAGCTTCCTTTTGGATTTGGAGAGTTCTCAATCAACAAGAAGAAAAGAAGAAAACTAAAGAACAATGTAGATGGTAAAGAGTTTGTTAATCTTCCCATAGATTGGCAAAAGACCAAAGAGAAAGGAAAGGTGATATATAACTTCAACTACCATACAGAAGGTTATTTTTTTGGTTGGATGTGGTTTAAGAACACAGCACGCTTCAAGAACTCTGATCTATGGTATTTCAAACCTTCTAGACTAACATCAAGACTTCTGTCACATTACTTAAAGACCAACGACAAGTATCAATACATCTACAATGAATGGAAAAAATAATGAACTATGTCATACTACTATAAATACAATTTCGTATCCCCAGAGCCTGTCTATTCAACAGTTAAAGAAGAATTAAAGTCTTACTTTGACACTGGTGCAGTGGATGATCTTTTATTCCCTACCTACTTAGACAAATGTCTCAAGAAGTTAGGAAGAACTACATTTGTAATAAGTGAAGAGATCTTATATATAGAAGACTTTGAAGCTAGACTTCCTGATAACTTTTATGCTGTTAGAGAAGCTTGGATGTGTACAGCAGTGAATGGTTTTCCATATCAAGATGCTAACTCATTCTATTCACAAGCAGCCAATGCAACAACTATTCAGGTGTCTCCATTAACTATTGGAGGTACTCCTTGTACTAATCCTGGTTGTCAGAATTCAGCTTGTGATGGTACATGTATGCCAACATTAGTACAAGCTGTATACAAAACAAATAATAGTACACCTAGACAGTTTGTTCATGAGTATTTACTTAGACCTGGTAATATATCTGCAAGACAAAACTGTGGTGTAGATTATACAAGTGCTTGGGAATTCTATGCTGAAGCTCCTCCTATTCATGAATTTACTCCTGGTGCTGCCAGTTATGACTCATTTGATATTAGAGACAATAAGTTTGTAACCAACTTCAGAAATGGTGTTGTTCACTTGTTGTTCTATGCTACAGAGTATGATGAGATAGGGAACCAAATGATTCCTGATAACTATCGTATAAGAGAATATGTAGAAGCATTCATTAAGTTCAAAGTGTTTGAGATGCTTACTAACCAAACTAATGATGAAACATTCAATCAGTTACAACAAAAGATGTTATATCACAAGCAAGCATATGAAGAAGCATACATCATGGCTGAGATTGAAATGAAGAAACAATCTCCTTGGGAAAAACAAAGAAGAATCAAAAATGATCTTAACAGATTTAATATGTATGAGCTTCCTAATCGTACTAACAGGTATGGTAGAAGACGTAATAATTAATACACATCATGGCTGAAGAACAATCAAAAAATAACATAACTCAACATCTTGGCACTGCAATTACTGGTTTAAACTTAGATAGCTCTGTAAATCAAGTTAAACAGGGTTCATTAACCTATGCGTTAAATGCTGCAATTGAAAATTTTGATGGTAACATAGTTAACTATCAAAATGAAATGGGTAATGATTTATGTGTCACTTTTCCAAAATCTTATTTACTAATTGGTACTCATTTCATTAATGAGAAGAATAAACATATATTCTTTCTTGTAAATCCTTTGACATCAATGAGTCAAATTGGATACATGGAAAACAATGATTGTATCTATCACGTATTAGTAGAAGCTGCATGTCTTAATTTTAATGTTAATAATCCTATACATAAAGTAGTACATAAGATTACAAACTGTACTATAGAGATATATTGGACAGATGGTTTAAACCCAAGAAGATGGTTAGATATAAATAACATTCCTTATTTATTGAAACCTGGAGCAGACCTTTGTGATCCTGAATATACAGACCAATTAGATTGTAACCAACTTAAGATACAACCTAATTTTAGTATTCCTCAACTTAAAGTTGTAGATGTTAGATCTGGAGGAGAACTTGTATCAGGAACTTATCAGTTTGCTATACAATATTGTGACCCTGTTGGTAATCCATATACTTCTTACTACTCAGTAACAAACCCTACTCCTATAGCAGATTTAACAATAGCCACTGTAAATTTCAACACTCCTGTAAGTAAATCTATTGTAGTGGATATAACAGATCTTGATGTTACAGGACAGTTTCAATATTATAATGTAGCTGTAATCAAAACAATCAATAATGTTTCATCTGTTGAGTTAGTAGGTACCTATTTTATTGAACAAAACTACGATCAAATTATATATACTGGAGAGGATCAAACTGCAATACAATTAACTATTGCTGATATATTTGAGAAGTTTCCTTATTATGAAATAGCACAAGATCTTACATCTGTACAAGATATTCTTGTATGGGACAACCTTACATCTATTAATAGAATCAACTATCAATCAATAGCTAGTCAAATAGATGTTCAGTGGGAAACATATAGAATACCTGCTAATGAAAGTTATGAAGATGAATTGAACGCAACCAATCTACGTGGGTACCTACGTGATGAGGTGTATGCACTTGAGATTGTATTCCTATTAAAGAATGGAAAACAAACAGATGGTTTCCACATTCCTGGAAGAGAACAAAACTTTAATGAGTTCTCTCAACCAGATATACCTGATACAAGTGCTGACTTTATTGGTGAGCCTGATTACTATTCAGGTGGTGTAGGATATAGTCCTTATTGGAAAATATATAACACTGCTTCTGTTACTGGATTTTCTCCAGGATATTCTCCTAGCCCTACTTACAAAGGAGCATATCAGTATGGTCAAATGGCTTATTGGGAATCTACAGAAGAGTATCCTTGTAATGTAGATCTTTGGGGTGATCTTGCTGGTAAAAATATCAGACATCACAAGTTTCCAGATGTATTAGTTTCTCCTATAAATGAATCACAGATATTTTCAGGACCTACATCAATGGTGATGGGTAATGATGCTGTATTTCCTATTGGTATTAAAATAGACATTGGTCAGATATCAAATCTTATATACAACTCTAATTTAACTGATGATGAAAAGAGTGAGATAGCAGGGTTTAAAATCATTAGAGGTAACAGAGGAGTACATAAATCTATCATAGCTAAAGGGATACTTCGTAATGTTAACTCTTATATAAGAGAAGACCAGTACTACTACTATCCAAATTACCCATATAATGAAACAGGTCCTGACGTTGATCCATTCTTAAATGAGGTGAATAACGCATGGACAGAAATATGTGAACCATGGGAGATTAATGTAATGGAATTTAATTTACCTGAAGGTCCTGGTCCATATACATATGCAGAGGTTGAATTTACCAATTGTAATAATGATAAACCTGATAAACAAAAGTTTACTACATTAGGTAAACATACATTGTGTTCTATTAGTAGACCTATACCACAAGGTGTTGGTCCATTCAATAGAATGAAGCTTAGAAGAGGAGATACTGAAGAACCTACTCCTGGAACAAAAGTGAATGTGTCTCCAATGAATTATGATGTTTATAAACTTGAAGTTAAGAAAAATAGACTTGGACTTCCTAGAGCTGGATGGAGAGCTCAATGGGAAGACACAGTGACAGGAGTAACTGATTTTTGGGTATGCTGTGGAAGAAGTTATTTTGTTAATTGTATAAAAGGAACTCGACCAGTTAGCGTACAGAATGATACTGATATAATTACTTTAGATAAAGAAGTTAGAGTGCCTGATTGTAAAACTCCAGTTCCTCAAAAACCTATATCTGATAAACCAGAACTAGCATACAGACAAGTATTTAATTCTCCTGAAACATCATTTGGACAACCTTTCTTAGGTGATATATTAAAGATTGAGAATGTGATGTTTGGTAAAGGACTTGGTCACTTTGTTGAAGTGAGAGGTAATGCTAAATATAAACTTCTTACAGAAGAAGCACAAAGAGATGCTCTTCAGGCTTCACAAAATATTGGTAGTATTTCTAGTGGATTCAATGCAACAGCAATGTTCACTGTATACCAATCATATCTAACTATTTATATCAATGGTATTACAAGAAGAAACTATGCTTATTCATATAACTCAATAGCTGATTATAATTATAATGTAGGAGTGGGTAATGATATTACAGTGAATGGTGTTAGAGGTATTAAGCAAAGACCACTTGACATTAAGAGATATCTTATCCCTGGAGTACAATCTGTTGGTGATACAATTAATGTTACTGTTGGTGGAACAACTGTAGTTAAAAACGCTCCTATCAACAATTATAGAAGAGAGTCAACAGTTTATTTAAGAACAGATCTTGATAAACCAGCATTACCATTACCAAGTAATAGTCCTAGTATGATTGTAGGAGGTTCTTCTATTGTTACAGAAAAATCTAGAATAACCATTGGATCAAGTGGAGCATGTGCTAAACCAGCTTTAGAACAAGACATTAGTGTTGTATCTTATTATGCATCACTAAAGAATGTAGTGGTGAATCAATGGGGACAAATATATTCATATAGAACAGTAGACACAGGGTTCCAATCACCTATCAATCCTATTTCAACAGGATCTACAACAGTGTTTGGTGGAGATACATTTATAGGTAGGTTTACATTTAAAACTAAACTTCCTTTCTTTATTGATAATAGAGTGAATGCTCCTGATGATTCAGACATATTTTATGATGAGATTGGTAATGTGGCCTACCCAACATTCTGGCATTCTGCTCGATCTATATTAAAAGACTACACTGTAACACCAGGAGCCATAGGAACATTGTCTAATATTATTTCATACAAAGCTCATAACTTTGATTGTCCTAATAATCAAGAGCCTGGACCAACATCAACCCCTTCTTTTCCAGGACAAGATAATCCTAATAGAACATACTATAATGGATACTTCTATTTGTTTGCTTATGGTATTCCTAACTTCTATTGTGAGAGTTCTTATAACACAGATTTAAGACAAGCATTTAATAATAGAGAAGGTGATTTCTGGCCACACGTATCAACAGGTATTCCTGATGATTGGGTACAGGAGAACTACGTATCAATTGCATTTGATAATACGTACAACTATAATGTAACATTCTCTAAACAAAACAAAGAGAATAAATTTACTAGTCTACCTGCAGACTGGAAAAAAGACTTCTGTTTCACGTACTATCCATTCAGAACTATCTATTCAGATTCTCAGAATATAGATTCTGACAATAGAGTGAATAGCTGGTTGACATATAGATCAGTTTCATATTTTGATTTTCCTCAAAACTTTGGTAACTTAATATCATTAGATGGTATTCAGAACAAAGCTATCCTTGCTAGGTTTGAGAATAAGTCATTGTTATACAATACGTTATTAACAATTGATACAAGTAATCCACAGGCTGCTTATTTAGGTAACCCTTCTTTATTTAGAAGTTCTCCTCCAGTAGACTTTGCTGAAACAGATCTTGGATATGTAGGAAGTCAGAATAAGTTCTTATTGAAGATTCCTCAAGGCCAAATTACCGTAGATGCTAAACGTGGACAAGTATTTTTACTTGGTAGTAATGGAGCAAAAGATCTTACATCGTTCTCTTCAGGGATGAATAACTTCTTTACAAACCATTTAGCGTTTGAGATTCTTAGATATTTCCCAAGTAAGGACGTAATGGTAAATGGTAAACTAGTTACTATTCCAGGAGTTGATGTAGATAATAACTTCACTGGTATTGGACTACATGGTGTATATGATAACAGATACGAAAGAATCATCATAACTAAACTTGATTATATTCCTGTAGATCCTGCTGTTAAGTATGACTATATAACAAAAGAATTCTATGTAGAAGAACCTATTGTTGGAAGTGCTCCACTTAGAGTGGTTGTAAGTTTACAAGATCCTGATTACTTCTGTAACAAGTCTTGGTCAGTTTCTTATAACTTCAACACACAAAGCTGGATATCATTCCATAGCTACATTCCTAATTTCTATATAGGAGAAAACAATTTCTTCTATTCAGGAATCAATGGATGTTGTGATGATTTTGATTTTGTGGCAGGACCAATTGTTCCTAATGCTCCAACAACAACTACAACATCTACTAGTCCTGGACCAACAACCACTACTACATCAACTACTACTGGGTTTAATTGTAACTTAGCTGGAAGTGTTGTAATAACTAATTGTTTTTTATCTGGTAATGGTATAATTACAGTGCCACCAGCACCTCCACCTTGTACAAGACCTACAAACTTATCAGAAGATGATTTTGTTATTGGATATACAATAACATCTATACCAATAACTGTAGTTTCTACAGGTAGTCAATCAGATGCTTGTAATGCAATTACTTATTTAAATAGTATTCCACCAAACACTACAATTAATGAAATAACAGGAAGTTATTCAAGTCTTAGTATTGGATCAACAATTTATGCAGGCTCAAGCTTTAATACAGATTGTACAGTGATTCCTGATGGATGGTATTTTACAAATGAAAGTTCATATTATGGAATAGTTTATCAAGTGGTGAGTGGAGCAATTGCACAAATACAATCATGTTTCCCAACCACTACAACAACTAGTACAGCACATCCTTGTATATCATACACAGCTATTAAAACAACAGTGGGTGTAGTTATAATAGATTATACAGACTGTACAGGAGCACCAGCAACTGTAACTGTTGGACTTCCAGCAGGAGGACCTTCATCAGTTACTTTCTGTGCAAGATGTTGTGTATCCACTCAACCAAATGTAACATTAACTAGTAATGGAAACTGTTAAGCTATGTCAAAAACTATCTCTATAAAGCTAACACAAGCAGGACCTACTGCAGGACCCTTCAATATCTATGACCAATTTGGAAATGTGATAGCTGAAGGTGTATCTAGAAAAACTCTTGTGAGAGGCATAAGCTATATTGTAAATAATGATGTAACAATCATCACTATTAAATCTACTGGTAAATGTAGATCAGAGAAGAGCGTTCCTGTTGAAGATATAACAGTATCGAATTACACAAGTATAAAGTTAGTTCAAACTGTAACAGCATGTGTATGGACACATTTACTTAATATAAGAAACTATAACACCTTCTATGGAAACATAGAACCATACATCATTGAATATCCTTTTGCTTATAAGTTCCAAGATGAGATATTGCAGAACGTAGTTGACTACACTAAGGCATATGATTATTTTCCTATTCCTGATGGTGTGTTTAATGCTAACACAAGAATAGAAACAAATGATAAATACTTCAATAAAGCTGTTCTATATAATGGACAACAGAGTTCTGGTCTTCTTGAGCTTGTAGCAAAACCATTAAATAATTTGCAAGCATATAATCAATATCCTATCTTTAACGCTGATAGTAAAACCATTACATATACTAAGAGTGATAACTTCTATCAGTACAATACATTCTGGGCTTTAGAGAAAAGCTCTCAGATTCCATTATTCAATAGAACATGTGAAAGCTTATCAATTGATAAAGTGATAAATCAAGACAACATGGACTATGGAACAAGAAGCTTCAAGAAATCTCCTCTAAGAGCAAAAGAATTAAAAATTCGTCACATCTTAGATTCATCAAGTACTACTCATCTTGTTTCACAATTTATCCTGGGAGTAGCACAAATCTCATACAAATAATGAAAGGAAAAGTAAAATGCACATGTGGTTGGTCATGGAACAAATCTGATTCTAGTAAAAAAGATATGTATATATGTCATGAGTGTGGCAGAGATAATTCTAACAACATGCAAAATGGTGGTTGGTTAGATAGCTATGCTGATGGTGGAACAATGCAAGAACACCAAGAGAACTATAATGATTATAAAGTTTCTGCTCCTGAAGGAATGGTAGGAGATGGATTCTCTAATGTAGGAAGAAACTATTCTCCTGCATGGGGAGGACAGTTTCAAACTGGTGGATATTTAAAGAAAGTTAAGAAGACAGAAAAAGATCTTCTTAAAAAATATGTAAATCCAGCACAAGCAAGAGCCCTTACAAGAGCTAAACAACAAGGAATTAATACAGGTATACATAATGGACCATTAGATGCTATAAGACATTCTTCAAGTGCAGCTGCTATGTCTTCTGCATTACCTACTTGGACAAACTTTATTCCTGGAGTTGCACCATTAAAAATAGCAGCTACTAATATTGCAGGAGCAGCACATGAACTAAATGCTCCAAATGATTGGAAAGAACATGCATCTGATTTGTATAATAATTTTATAGGAAGTGTAGTTGGAGTGTTACCTGTATCAGAAAAAAACAAACATGATCTTTTGATACAAGCTCAAAAACATGGTGTGTTATCAGACATGGGTGATAAAACACCTTTACGTAAAAGACCAGCAGCTCCTCAATTACCACAGCTTAAGTTACCACCACTTCAAATGGGTGGATCTGTTTATCCAGTTAACTATGTTCCTGAAGCACAGAATGGTAAATTAACTTTCTTACAACCTACTAGTGAGAAGTTACCAGAAGGATATAGAATTCCATATGCTGATCCTAGTTCTGAACTAGCTATGTCTATAGGTGGAGAGAATGGAGAACCAGCTTATTTGATTCCTAGTTTTAAATATGGTAAACCATTATATAACCCTATAGAAGAATTTAAAAAGACAGGGGAACATTTAGGAGGTCCTTTTAAAACATGGCAAGAAGCTGATAAATGGGAACAAGAAGTTAGACATCCTTATGTTGAAAAAGGACAAGATATTCCTATGCCAATTAAAACTTGGGGAGAAATGGCAATGGGTGGTTCTATTCCAGGAGCTGTAGGATTTACATACGCACGTACAAAAGGTATTCCTAGTAATGGCCCTTATGCTAAGAAGACAAAAGCTTCTGCACAAAATGGTCAAGAAATGCAATACTATAGAGAAGGACTTGATTGGAAACCTAAAACTATTAGTCAAAATGGTGGATGGTTAGATGCATATGGTGATAATGTTTATAAAGCTCAAACTGGTAAAAATATAAGAGTAAAAAATGCAGATGGAACTATTTCTGTTATGAATACAGATTCACCTGAGTATAGAGAAATGTATCAATCAGGTATGGTTCAACATCCATCTGCAGGACAAGGTGACAATCCTTATTTTGGAGGGATATTAGATGAAGTTAGTATCACAAGAGCACCAAGAGAAAAAGGTTTTTGGGAACAATACGCAGATAAGATTGCAGAAGAAAATAGAGATGCTGGATTGCTAGGTGCAATTATTGGTACACCTATTTCTGCTGTAACAAGTCTTCCACAACTTGCAGCTACATATGCTTTAACAGATAAAATGCAAAGACCATCAGAAGCTCTTGATGTACAAAACCCTTATGGAGCTTTTGCTGTAGATCTTTTTACTGATCCTATAAATTATGTAGGTGCTGGACTTGCTGATGATGCTTTAAAACTTACAAGTAAAGGAAAAAATTTACTTAAGAAAGGATTTGGCAAACCAGTAAAAGTTGCTGAACAAAACATTGTTCCAATTAAAGATATGTTTATTCAACCAACTCCTCTTAAAGCATCTGAAACTTTACCAAAAGAATTAGAACCATATCTATCTAGCTATGTTAAACCTATAAGTGACGAAGAAGAAGTTTTCAGAATGTCAATGGGTCCTGAATATAAAGCTAAGAAATTAGCAGAAGACACTGTGTATTTAGATCCTGAAGGTAATATTATTTCTTCTCCTAAAAAAACATATACACCTTTTATTGAAGATGAAGATATAAAATATATTAATGCTAAAAAAAATAAAAATATAAATGTTGTACCAGAAGAACGTTCTATAATAAGACGTTCATCTATTATAGATATAAATGATATGAAACAAGGGGGAGTTATAAAAGATGACATGGGACAATGGAATCATCCAGGAGAGATAACAGAAATCAATTCTCCATATATAACAATGAAAGGAGTTCCATATGATGTTCTTGGTATATCAGATACAGGAGATACAAAACTAATGAAGCCAGGAAAGAACTATAAGTTTAAGGGAAAGAAAGTTACAGAATTTCCTATGGCTAAGAATGGATTAAGACAAGAACAAAAAGGTTTGGTTAATCTAGACAATCTAACTAATTTTACAAACTATAACAAACCACAACCAGGTGGATGGTTGAGCAAATACGAATAATTATGAAAGCAGAATTTTTAAAAATCGCTAAGTGTAAAACTGTTAAACAGTTCTACGATAAATATCCAACAGAAGAAGCTTTCTTCAAAGCTCATCCTGAAGCAAAAGCATCTATTAAGAAAGCTCAGTTTGGAACTCTTATTGGTGGAGCCACTCCTAAACAAAGTGTTCCTAAACCTATATCATATATGGACTATCAAGAGTATCGTGATGAAGCTGATAAAATAGTCACTGGAAAAACTCAAGAAGAAAGAGATCAAGAAGCATACCAACAAGCTATGCTTGCTGCTGCTGCCAAAGGTGGTGGAGGTGGCGAAGGTGGTGGTGGAATGGGTAGTTTAAGTAGCATCATGAGTATGGCAGGTATGGCAGCTGGTGGTAGTGGTGGAGAAACTCTTGGTGGTGGAACTGATTCTGCTATGCCTGATCTAGCTATGTCTCTAGGAGGTGGTAGAAATGGAAGAAGAATTCCTGTAGCACAAACTGGATTTGTTGAAGGTATGGGTATGGATAGTGAGAATGGTTATAACGTAGATAATGATGGAAACGTTATGGATGGTAGTTCTACAACTGGTTATGATGCTACGTCTAATGGTGGTGGATTCATGAATACATTAAGTAAGCTAGGAAAATATGCAGGACCTATTGGCCAGATAGGTGAAGGACTTAGTATGCTTAAAGCTGGGAAACAAGCAAGACTTAATGCTGAACAAGAAGCTGCAGTTAGTGATATTGCTGCTAGAGCATCACTAACTAGAGAAGAAGAATCTAAAAGAAGATATGTTCGTCCTGAAGATATACAGAACACAGGAGAAGAGTTCTTCCCTATATATGGTGTAGGTACAAACGTACTTACTAGAAATGGTGGAGCAATTAGAAGAGCACAAGATGGTAGTTATATAACTGGTAATCCAACAGAGATACAAAATACATATTCTCCTGAATATACTCTTTATAATGATCTTGGATATGAGCCATTGGATGATTCAAATCAAGTTAAACAATATTACTATGGTGGAAGATTACATCAAATGAAAGCTGGTGGAGGAGTTCCATGGGAACAAATAGGAGGCATAGCTAATAACCTTGGACAATCTATAATGGGTGGAGAAGATGGTGGTGGTAAAATTGGTAGTACAATAGGAAGCACTGCAGGTACTCTTATTGGTGGACCTCTTGGGGGAGCTATTGGTGGATTTGTTGGTGGTGTGGCTGGTAATCTTTTAGATACAAATGATAGAGATGCTAGAAAAGCACAAGCTAAAACAAAAAATAATGTCCAAAGAATGGCTCTTAATTCAGCATTCCAAGGATTAAATGCACAGAACAATAGATACGTAAGAAATGGTGGTGACATAGATAGCTATGAAGATGGTGGATACATGAACCCTGAATACAATCCACAATTAATAACAATGTTTGGTGACCACACTGCAGAAGACTTTGCTGACTATGCTAATAAATATAGAGCTGGTGGACATCTGAAATCGTACACTGAACCAAGTGAAAGAGCTATGGAGACATATGCTATGGGTGGACAGCTTAAAACTTATTGGGGTGGAAAAGCTGAGACTATGTCTCATAATCCTTATATGCCAGGATCTGGTGAAACAGTAGTATTTAGAGGACAATCACACAATGAGTCTGATAGAAAAGGTAACACAGGTATTGGTATAACATATGGAGAAAGTCCTGTAGAAGTAGAAAGAGGAGAACCTATGTTTGAAATGGAAGCTGGTGGTGAAGTGAATCCTGAAACAGGAAAACCAGAAAACACTGGTGTAGTATTTGGTAATATGCCTATAGATAAAAAAGTAGCAGGACAGTTTAATGACCCAGACCTTATGGAAATAGCAAACAAATATCATGGTAAGAAATTCAAGAACGTTGGAATAGAACTTGCTAAACAAGAAGCTAAACAAAACAAGATTATTGATAAGAACACAAAAATCTTAGATTCGTTTAAAGTGGAGACATCTCTTGATAAAGCAAAATTTGCTGCAATGCAAGCTAATATGGAAGGAGCTGACGCTACGCTTAGAAACATAGCTAATACTAAAATAACATTAGCTAACTACCAAAATGCAATCAATGATGCTAAAGAAGAACTATCTGATGTGATAGGAGAAAATCTTAGTGCAGAAGATCTTGCTAGAGGATACGCTAAGCTTGATAAAGACCCTGTAACAAAGGATGCTAAATGGGGTGGTAACATTGCTAAAAAAGCTAAGGATGGTATAACTACAACAAGTGAAACAACGCTTCCTCCAGAAACATTTAAGACTAAGAGAGAAGCTGAAGCTAAAGGATACATACAAAATCCTGTTACAAAAGTATGGGAAAGAACCATTAAGAAATACTCTACTAAGACTGATGGTAGTAAAGCTGCAACTGCTATGGATAATATTCCTAAACAATCAGTAGATAAAGGAACAGGGTTTGCAGGAGGAGTAACAAAAGAAAAATTTGAAGAATTTAAAAAGAGATTCCCTGATTATCCTGGTATAGACAAGTTAGATCCAAAAGATCCAAAAAGTTTAAGTGACTTTAAAGCTTGGGCTAACACTAAAGCTAAAGAAATGGGATCGACAGCTCGTATAATGGATGATCCTAAAACCGAAAAGAATCCACAAGGACTTCCTATTTTTGGTGATCAATTTTTTAGTTTTAATTTAGATGAATCTAAAAAAGCTACTCCTGCTGAAACTGAAGAAGTATTAACAGCAACAGTTGAAGAACCAGGTGAAACTCCTATGCCAGAAGAAAAAGCTAAATTCCCTTGGCAAGCAATAGGTAATGCGATTCTTCCTTACTTTAGACCTACAGATCAAGAAGGATTGGATATGGCTCAACTATATCCAGAAATGTTTGCTATGGCTACTAATCAAGTAGAACCTGTTCCTGCACAGAGCTATCAACCAGAACTAATAGTTCCTTATGATATTTCTTTACAAGCACAACGTAATGCTGTAATAGCTGGTCAAAGAGCTCTTGAAAGACAAGCTGGTTATAATCCAGCTGCACAAGCTAACATTGCTCCAGCTGCTTATAATGCAATAAACGAAATAAACGAAAAAGAGTTTATAGCTAATCAAGGATTAAAGAACCAAGTTTACACTGGTAACGTTAATACTATGAATGAAGCTAAGAAAATAAACTTAGCAATATTTGCTGATCAATGGGCTAAGCAATCTCAAGCTCTATCTAACACTAAAGCTACAACACAAGCTGCTCTTAACTCTATTGCTGACAAGTATGCTAAAAACAAACTTGAGAATAGAAAACTTAGCATCTATGAGAACATGTATAACTACAGATTTGGTAAGAGTGGTAGAGCTCAAAACTATAACCCTTTTCAAATATTTGATACCACTGTAGGGGGAAGTGGTTCATCAGATAAATCAGGAGGATTGGCTGAAGGAAAAGAGTTCACAATTGATAAAGATAGTGTATCAGATGCTGATCTTGAAGCAGTAGGAGGAATCAAAAATAAGAATGGAGGATACACTAAAATAAAAACTAAAAATGGTTCAATACTTAGAGACTTCAAAAATTTATAACTAATTTAATTATAAAGAATTAACACAGATCGTTATACGCTATTGTATAATCTAATAATTCATATTATATTTGCTTAATTAACTTGCTATGGCTTCATATACAGATAAAATCCCAACCTTTAATCCTTACGTAGAGCAACAACCTGTTGATGCTATGCTTAAGGTTGGTATGTACAAACAACAAAAGTACGAAGAGGGGGTAAAGAAAATACAAACCAATATTGACAATATTGCAGGATTAGATATTGCTAATGAGGTTCAACAGAAATATCTACAGTCTAAACTCAATGCTCTTGGTAATAACTTGACATTCTTTGCTGCTAGTGATTTCTCAGACTTCTCTTTGGTAAATTCTGTTAATGGAATGACTAAGCAGATAACTAAAGATGAGGATATTATAAATTCTGTTAGTTCTACAGCTAAGCTTAGAGCAGGTTATAAGAAGAAAGCTGAGTTAGCAAAGAAAGGATTAACAGATAAAAACAATGATGACTACTATGATATGTTTGCTTCAGAGTATGTCGATAGTAAAGACTTGAAAGCTTCTTTCAACGCTGATTATGTTCCTTATACAAACATTGTTAAAAAACTACAAGATGCTCTTAAGGATGCAGGTCAAAGTGAAACTATAGCAGAACAGATATTTGTTACTGGTCCTGATGGGAAACCACTTATTACTAATGGACAATTTACATATGCTGATTCAAAAGCTATTGATAAACTTGTTACAAACAAACCAGCAGTGATAGCTGCTATAGGTAATGTATTAAATGAAGGAAATGTTAAACGACAATTAGCAATTGATGGGTGGGCTACATATAGAAACACAGAAGCTACAGAGTTACTAGAGCCTTTAAAGAATCAATATGATGATGAGAGAGATAGACTAGAACAACAGTCAGTAGAAATTACTGCTATGTTGAATAGTACAAACATATCTCCTGAAGAAAAAGAATTATATACTAAAGCTGCTGCTGAAATAGAAGCTTCTTTATTAAAGAATGATAATACATTTATGACACTTTCTAAAGAAGCTGAGGAAAATCCAGAATCATTTAAACAAAACTATTACACTCAAGAGTTCAAACAACGATTGATGAATCAGTTTGTTAAAGAAAATGTATCTAGAACATATGGAAAGAACGATGCTCTAGAAGTACAAATGACAAGAGATAAAAATAGATTTGATCAGGCAATGAAGAGAAGAGAGCTATCTATTAGTGAATCTAAACTTAATCTGGACTACATGACATTTTATAGAGATTCTGAACAAGATCCTGTTACAGGAAATTGGAATAAAAAACCTGATCCAGATAAAAAACCAACAACAACATTTGATGCAAACAAACCTTTATTTACTGGATCCACTTCAGGAGATAAAGTGGATGCTGTATATCTAATGAAAGAAGATATAAATGTATTAAGCACAGATAAAAACAAAATGGCATTATCATTATATGCTGATTTTATTAGAACAGCTAAAGATAATCCTTCACTTTCAGATCAAGCTATATTAGCACAAGCTGATAAATATGCGCAGAAGTTAGGAGTTACAACAGAAGCATTTTTAGATAGATGGGCAACTAACATCAAAAACAAATATGATGAGAATGGATTAATCCCTCCACCTAATTTAAATGAGAGCTTAATAGAGTATAATAACACTGCATTTTCATTAAACAATAAAGTTAACTCAGATAGAACAGCTTATGAATCTGCCTCTAGAGAATCTGGATTAGCTGAATTAGAAAAGAAAGCATTAAAAGGAGCAACAGGTCTTAAGTTTAAGTATAAAAATGAAACAGTTCAACTTTCTGCTAAAGAACTTATGGATGTTTCATTAGCATTAACTCCTACCAAAATTAAAGATAATGCAGGTCATGAAAAAACTGTAAACTTATTAGATATTGGTAAATTAAATGATAGACAATTAAAATATGCAGAAGGTACTTATGGAAGAGGATTATTTGGAAAAATGATAAATGGTAAAATGACATCACTTGGTTATAAAGGTTATCCAACTTTAGATGTGGGAGTAAGAATGGATATTGATAAAATAGTAAGACCTACGTATATAGCTGCAAACCAAATACGTGAAGCTCGTAAAAAAACAGATGTAATATATAATCAAAAGCTAGCTAAGATAGTTGGTGTCTCAGATAATGTTACAGGAACTTTACCAACAACAGAAGCTTCTCAAAGAGAAGTGAGTGTAGCTAAAGTGGCTACATATATAACTGAAGGTGTAAGAAATTATGCAAAAGGGTCAGATAAAGAAAAAGTATCAAAAGCTTTAAAAGATCCAACTTCTATAACTTGGTCAGCTAAAAAACCTACTAACTCAAGAGAAAGCTGGACAGCTACTATAACAGTTAAAGATAAAGATGGAAAAGATTACACCATAACTAATATAAATCAAACAGACTTAGCAACTTTTACAGATGCTAAGTTTACTCAATATGAAGAGAAACCTATTCAGGATGCTTTAAATATAAACACTAATACAAAATCTACAAATGCTGTCTATATGCCTAACTCTCCTAACGCATGGCGTACAGCTTATTTTAAAGGAGGTCAAATAAATCCTGAAATTCAAAAACAAGGATGGTCATACAGAGCAGATGTTGTACAGACAGGTGTAGGATATAGACTTGTTCACTATGTTAGAAAGCCAGGATCTAAAAAATTTACTACTATATATGGGGATGCAATAGCACTTGATGAACGTATTATAGATAATACAGTAAGAATGACTACTCCAGCACAATTAAATGCTATGTACTTAAATTATGAACATAGTACTAAATCTAAAAAATAATAATAATAATATATTATGCCAGATCCTACTAATGTTAATTTTGCAGGAAGACCTTACGTAAGAGGACCTCTTGATCCAAATCTTCCACCATCTCGTTTAAATACAGGATTCCCAGGACAAAGCTCAGGAAAAGCTTTGACTCCAGATGATATGATTAATATGCAGAATCGTCAGCTAGATCCTAATGAGATTAGACCAGGTAAAACTTATTTAGCTGATGTTGCAGGAGACTTAACTGGAAGATACGATACAGTTGTATATGGAGCTAACAACGAAGATGCTTGGGGAGCACAACAATCTACAATATCAAAAGGTGTAAATGGTATATTAAAAGGTACTAGCCTTGCTGCTACAACTGTAGTTGGTGGGTTTGCTGCACTTGGTGGAGCTGTTGCATCTTTGTTTACAGGAAGAATGTCAGACATTTGGGATAATCCTGTAATGCAAAACATTGATAAATGGAACGAGAAGCTGGATCAAGAATACCTACCTAACTATTATACAGATCAAGAAAAGAATGCTGAATGGTATTCTAGTGATAACTGGATGACAGCAAACTTCTTATTCGATAAAGTGATTAAGAACTCAGGATTTGCTGTTGGTGCTGTTATATCTGGTAACATGGCTTCTGGTTTTCTAGGTGCTGCAGGTACTGGTATTGGTAGAGGAGCAGCTGCATTAGAAGCTAACCAAGCATTTAAAGCATTCTCTCCATTATTAAAAGGTACAGCTAGAGCTTTCTCTGCAGGCAAGAATGCTGAGGCTGCTGCTATATTAGAATCACGAATCTCTTCTATTGCAGACATTACAGAAAGAACTTCTAAGCTAGCTCAAATTGCACAACAAACAAATCAGTTTGGAAATATCAATAATATTGGTAGAAGAATTGGTATTGCTGTATACTCTCAAGGTGGTGAAGCTGCATTTGAAGGATTGCAAACATCTAATGAGTTTAGAAGACAATTAATAGAAAAACAAACAAGAGAGAACTTTGGTGTAGCACCAAATGAAGAACAGTTAAGAAAAATTGATCAACAAGTAGAGAAGGTAGGGAAAGCATCCTTTCTTACTAACATGGCATTATTAGCTGCTACAGAATATGTACAGCTTCCTAAGTTATTAGGAAGTTCATATGCTGCTGAAAGACAAGCTGCAAATAGCTTAGCTGGAATGGCTGGTGATGTTGTATTGAAAGATGGTAAGTATGTTGCTAGAGAGGCTGCTAAAACTGGATTTGGTAAACTATACAATAGAGTTAAAGGTGTAGGTAAATTTGTATTTGATCCTAAAGAGATGGGTCAAGAGATTGGTCAGTATGCTTTACAAATAGGAGCACAAAACTATTACAATAAAGCGTTTCAAGGAAAAGATGCTAATGTATTAGTTGATGGTGTACTATATGGTATGTTTGGTACAGATGAATCTGGTAAAGATGTTGGAGCATTAGTATCTAAAGAAGGTATTGAGGGTGGTATTATTGGAGGTCTTACTGGAGGAGTTATGCAAGCTAAGGCTAATTATAAAATGGATAAAGCCATTAAGACAAACACTGCAGCATTTTTAGAAGAACTTAACACTACACCTACATATAAAGAAGCAGTTCAATATAAAATGGATGCTGTAAATAGAGGTGTGGCACTTCAAGAGCAACAACAAGATGCTATTGAACAAGGAGATAAGTTAGAAGCAAAAGATCTTAATGCTGATATGATGCATAACTACTTGTCACCACGTATCAAGTATGGTAGAATGGACATGGTGATGGATGATATTGCTGACATGAGAAAAGAATCTATGTCTGAGGAAGGAATGGCATCTCTTAAACAATTAGGACTTGCTAATGCAAACGATACATCTATAACATTCAATGCTAGACTTTCTAAGTTTGAAGAAACAGCTAAGAACACAGAACAAATATTCAAGTCTACAAACCTTAGATACTCTGGAGAGATATTAAGAAATTATACTATTCCTACAGAAAATGGTGATAGAGAGATTACTCCAGAAGAATATAATAAACTTAGTAAAGAAGATAAAGCAAAAGCAAAAGCTAATGGTAAACCCATCTTAAACGAAAAAGGAGAACAACAAAGAAAATACTCTGATCAAGCAATTGATCAAATGGTTTATGCTGCTAGTAAAGTGGCAGACTATGATATTCGTATTCCTGAAGTATCTATGCTTCCTGTTTCAGAAGGTATTCTTGTACAAGATATAATTAATGAAGAATTAACTAACCCAGAATCTACAGCACTTAACGACAAGCTTGCTGAACTTGATGCTAATCCACAGGTCAACACTCCAGAAGTTAAACAAGACTTGATAGACTCTGTTGAGTTAGCAATGAGAAGAAAAGAATATCTTAAAGAATATAACGACATTATTAATAATCCTAAGGAATACAGTCAACAAAGAGAAGAGTTTAAAGATCCTGAAGATATTGCAAACGCTAAAGAAACAATCTCTATTAAGACTAAAAGAGGACCTAGAGATATTGAAATAGGTACTGAATACTTCTTAGGTAAGGTGGTTGACTTTGATGAGAAAGGACATGAAGTATATCGTGCTCCTAGAATGATTGTGTTGGGTAAAAATGAAGATGGTACAATTAAGGTGCAAGACTCAGATGGTGTTATACACGATATAAAAGAATCTACATTAGCAAGATATAATCTTGGTAAAGTAGATTCTACATTAAAGAATAAGAAGGCCAAGTTCTATATGGAGAACTGGAACACTGTTTATGAATTTAACTTTGGTAAGAAGTATGGTAAACAAAAAGGTAGAATAGAATATGATCCTGAGACTGGTCAAATGCTCTTCAAATACAGAAATAAAAAAGGAGAGATTAAAGAGATTGAAGTTACAGGAGATCAATTCAAATTAACTGAAGCAGCTAAAAAGAAAGGATACACACAGCCTATGATTAAAGCTGTTGGTGAATTAACTGCAGTGCAACAAAAAGCAGAAGAAGACTTTGCTGCTGAAGTGGACCCACGTTTAGAAGCTAAGCGTGAGGCACGTCTTAAAATATTAAATGATTTGTTTGATGAGTTATCTGATAGACAAGATAAGGTTGATAGACTAATTGATCAAAAACAAAAAGAGGTTGCTAAGGCCAAAGAAGAATATGAAAAGCTGACTAAAGAAATTGAAGCAGCTGAGTTAGATAAACGTAATAAAAAAGTTGACAAGTTCAAAGCTACTACATCAAGAGCTATTGATAACGCAATGCGTCTATCTAGAATGCAAGATCAATTAGAAAGAGAGATTGAAGATTTAAAGACAGACTCAGAAGAGATTGAAGCTACCCTTAACTATATTACAGACATGGCTGTTAATATAGATGAGTACTCAACCAACTTCAAAGACTTCATGGATGAGTTACAAGATGAAATCTTAGATCTTGAAATCTTACAAGAGACAACACAAAGACAAATTACCACTCTATCTAAATTAGCAAGAGAGACACAGAAAGCATTAGATTCTACTATTGACTATCTGACTAAATTGATAACAAACTTTGAGTCTAGATATCCAAATATTCCTAGACTTATGGGACAAGACTGGGTTGACTTCTTAAAAAACAATCCAAACTTCCTTAAGCTTAAACCTAATTACAAATCAGATTTACAACTCATTGATGATATTGTTTCTGAGATGGAAGATGCTGACATTGCTCCTAATGAACAACAATTGAAAGAATTGATTGAGCATATGGATATTATGCAAGGGGAGATGGAAGAAGTTCAGAAAGAAATCGAAGCTAAAGAGATTATTCTAAACAAGTTCCAAAGAGTTGCTGATAAGTATAAAGAGCAACAAGCACAAGAAAAAAGGTTACAGAACGATAAAGCTCTTCAAGCAGAATATTTAGGAACTAATAGCCTTGATGTACAAAGTTTCTTTAGTAATGCATACTATGAAGCATCTTCTAAGAAAGAAGATCTTGATGTAGTTACAGGAACTGTTGCTGTTACTAAGGGTAGACCAGGTGAACAGATAAGAGAACATCATGCTAGAGCCAATCGTTTTGGCTTTAAGATGAATAAGTTTGAAAATAGAACTTCTCTTCGTGGGATGATTGTCACTGCTGCTACAGAAGCTGCAGCTGGTGTACCAGGACTTATGAACTATTTAACTGATGGAGGTAGAGCAGTTGATGCTAAAGGTAAACCTATCAATCCTAATAAGATCATTGCTCTTGTAATGGTAGAAGATAATGATGATGGTACATATACATTAGTTGATGAGAATGGTGTTCCTTTTACACCAGAACAATTAGCTGATCCTATCAACAATGCTATCTATCAAGTGTTTCCTAACGAAGAACTAGAGGCTAATTACATTAATAAAGAAGGTAAGTCAGAAAGAGGTTCTATGTTCAGAAAAGGAACTGAAGATGGAAAATTAACTGAAGCACAAGAATCGTTAAAGAAACAATATGCTAAATGGAGAGAAGATCGCTTGAAAGAAGTTACTTCTCCCACTCCACAAACTATTGCTGAATCATTTGGTATTCCAGACTATGTTACACGTTTAGATGAGAAAGGAAAAGAAGTAAGAGATTATGACGCTAGAGTGGCTGTAGAAGAAACAGGATTATTATCTGAAGGAGCTCTACTTGAAGATCCTGTATTAATGGTTGCTACAAAGAATGACTCTGTTACATATGGTAAAGTGACATTCAATACTCCAGAAGGTAGAGTGTTCTTGAAAGTTCCTGGTGGATTAGTTAAGTTAAACAATAGAAAACTTACTGAAAAAGAAGTTAACACTATCTACGATGTTATGCTTCAAGTGACTAAGAACGTTGATAGAGATGGTACTACTAAAACACCTGAGACACAATATTTATTCAACTGGTTAAAGACTGTTGTCTACTGGGGTATTCCTAGAAATACACAGACAAAAGAAAGAAAAGAGTCTGGATATAACAGTATCTTTTTTGAAGATGTTATAGAAGGTAATAAAGCATATCCTAAATTATTTATTTCAGGACTTAAAGCTGCACCATTTAGTTTTACAAGAACTGGATTAGAGAATAACGAAAATGAAATCAAAGGTATTCTTAGAGGTATGTACAATAACGTAAATGCTACTAAGGTTAATACAGATTCATTCAAAGATAAATATACAGAGATTATTGGTATAGATGAGAATGGTAACCCTATCAAGAGAGATTGGGATAACTACCAAACATATCTATTATCAGCTGAAGGAAGAACTAACGAAGAGATTCCTTTAGTTACACAAATTAGACCATTAACTGATCCTGATCTTCCTAATAAGAAAGGGATATATTTTACATTGGTAGAAACTGCTGATGATTATGAAATCCCAGTTCCTCCTCCTGTAGTTACAAAAGCTCCTGCACCAGCAGCTACAGCTAAAACTCCTACAACTAAAGAAGCTTTAGAAAAAATCAAAGGAGCAATCAATGCTGAAGAGAACATTGCAGAAATGATGGATAGTGTATTCAAAGTGATTGACGAGAAAGATTATCTAGCTTGGCAAGAAACATTAAATTCAGAAGAACTATCAGCAGACTTAGAAGCAATCCTTACAGGTAATCAAGGTGATGAGTCTACTATATTCAATCTTACTAGTAAATACTTATTAAATAAATACATTGATGAGAAGATTGCTATATTGAATAAGACAGCTCAAACAGCAGCACCTGCTGCTGCTACTACTCCATCTCCTAATGATAAAGTGTATGACTTAGAGGGTGGAGAAAATGTATTCAAACTTAAGTATGGTAACGTTACTTTCAAGATAGATGCTCAGAAGTTTATAGATACAAATGGAAAAGAAGGATTTAGTGCAGTGTTTACACCAGACACGATGGCTGCATTAATGGTTGATAAAGGTATAGAAGATATTAAAAAAGCCCAATCACTTGTATATGGTGCTATAATGGCTAAGCTTAGACCACAACTAGATGCATACCAAACTAAATCTAAAGTGCCTGCTGCAGATGCTCCACAAACTACATTTGTATTAGATGGAATAGCAGAGAACATTGTACAGATAGATGGATATGGTAAAATCATATTTACATTAGATGGTAAGAAGTTTAATGAAACTAGACAAGGATTTAACATTCAGTTTCAATCTTTTAACACAGAAGTGTTAACAGCAGTGATGTCAGCTGAAGGTATTACACAAGCACAAGCTCAACAAAAAATTGGTAATGAGATATTTGCTAAAGTTTTTCCACAATTGGAAGCAATGAAAGTTCCAGTTGCTCCACCACTTGCTACACCTTTTGTACCAAATGTTCCAGCTGATGTAATTGAAGCAGATGAGTATGCCAACTTTATTGATAATGGAGTGGTGACAGATGAGAGAATCAATTCTATTGCTGAGAAGATTAAGAACAACGAACAGTTATCTCCAAGAGAAATGGAGATGTTTACTGATAAAACTTCTGAGGTAAATGCAAAACTTGCTGGTGAAGAAGTGGTACCACCTGATCCTACTCCTGAACCACAACCTGGAAAACCACTTACTGGAGCACAAAGACTTGCTAATAGACAAAGAACACAAGCTCCTGATGATTCATCAATGCGTGTTGCTTTAGCTAAACAAGCTAAGAAGTTCCAAGGTGAAGACTGGGCCAAGTTAGAAGAAGGTATTAAAAAGATGCTTCCTAATGTTCCTATATACAGAGTGAAGAATATTATTCAAGCTAGTAATGGTAGACAAGCTTGGGGTATGCTTCACAATGGTGCTATCTATATATACGAGAATGCTGAGGTGGGTACTGTGTATCACGAGGTATTTGAAGCTGTATGGAAAATGTTTGCTGATGCAAATGAGAAAGAAGCTATCCTTAAAGAGTTTGTAAGCAGAAAAGGAACATTTGTAGATAGAGAAACAGGCAAGACTGTTGAATATAAATATGCTACAGCTCACCAAATCAAAGAAGAGCTTGCTGAAGAGTTTAGAGATGCTGTCCTTAATGATAAGTTAGGTATTCCAAATGAATCTAAAAGCTTAATTGGTAGATTGTTTTCTCAATTGATTGACTTCATCAAGTCTTTCTTTACAGGAAGAAATGCTCAACGTAATACAAGAGAGTTATTCAACAAGATAGGTAATGGATACTATGACACATTCAATCCTTACATGTCTCAATTGGCATATGCTAATGTAGGTGTAATTGATATAGAGAATGCGTATGCTGACGATCGTTCTGAGTTTAGAGTGAAAGGTATACCTGCTGTTCAATTACATGAGTTGATTGATGAAATGACATTCATCACTCTTAAAGATCTTATGAAAAAGAAAGAAAGCTTGTTCACTATAGTTAAACCTAAACAGAAAGAGCTTTACCAGATGCTTCAAGTAAGAATGGAACAAGTTATTGGTCATCAATTAGATCTTGTACAAGATAACATGGATGCAGGAATAACTAGTGAAGAAGAAGGAACTAAACAAAAGAATGATTTAGATGCTCTTTACATTAGTTTATTTGATCAATGGGAAGATATCATTGTAAGACACAAAGAAAAACTTAAAACGTTCAATATAGAGTTTGATGAGAATGATGAAATAAACTATGAGGATTATGAGAAAGGTAAAGATGAAGGATTTGGAGATGCTAGAAAGATTGATTCATTCAGAAAAGCAAATGGTGCTATTAAGTTATTACTAGGAACTCTTCCTGTATCATATGTAGGTGTTAATGAAAAAGGAGAAAGAGAATTAAAAAATAAACGTTCTTCTATTGGGGGTGCTATTCTTATGCCTGCAGATGAAGTGTTCATTAAGTTAAAAAACAAACTTTTTGACTCTGTGAATCTTGATGACATGATGGATAGACTTAGAACTATGGCTAAAGGAGATCCTAATTTTGAGAACTTATATGGAAGACTTACAGGTTCATCTGTTGTTTCACCAATTGACTACAAAACAATAAATGATAAATCATGGCAACTTATCACTGCTTTCTGGAAAGCAATGAAGAGTCAAAATGCTGATGCTATTTCTGTATTTATTATGAATAATGGAGAAGTGGTAGTTAGTGATTCAACATTAACTAGTGCTGCTAAACAAGCTAAGCGTGAAATGACTAATGATATGATTGATAAAATCAAATCAAATTCTGCATTCTTCTCATATGAACCTAAGACAGGAAGATATTTTGCTACAGATAAGATTAAGTCTATGCCATTGAGTGGTTCAGATTTATCAACTTACACAGCTCTACTTAAAGAACTAGGTATTGAGTTCAATATCAAAGACATAAAGAGATTAGAAAAAACAAGTGCTGATCAATTACTAAACTTTACAGATGCTGTAGAAGGTATCAAGAAAGAATTTTCTAGATTAAGTGATAAAGGTAAAGCTACCACTGATGAACAAATAGCAGAAGATGAAGCTAATGGAGAAGTTGCTAGAGGTATAGTAAACTTAACTCCTAAGACATTAAATATAGAAGGACGTTTGTTTCAATTAGGACTTACAAAAGCCATCTTTGAAAACAAATCGTTTGAGAGTACGTATTTCAATATGAATGGAGAACGTACCCAAACCTATATTGGTGTAAATGCATTGAGTAGTTTACACACTGTTCTTTCTAAATTAAATAACATCACTGAACTATCAAGCAATCCTGCTTACAAACAATACGAATACTTACGTACAGATGTATTTACTAAAGGAAGTGTAATGTTACAAAGAATGTTTAACTTACATCCTACAAAAGGAACAGGTAAACGTATTGCAGGAACAGAAGACTACATGAAATCTGTATACATTGATGGTATGGATAACCAACGTATTGGTAAGAAAAAAGAATCTTCTAAGCTTTCAGCTAAAGAAAGAATTGTTCAAGAGATAAATCTTAACTTAGAAGGATACTTTTTAAATCTAGTTCCTGGAGATGCTTCTATTGAGTGGGCTGTTAAGATGACTCAGTTTATAAACAATGAAACTTTCTTAGATAAAGACTACTATAATATATTCAGAGATTATTTTATATCTGAAGTGGAACTTGCCAGAGATGATCGTTTTATTGTTGAAGGAAAGGATAGAAAGTCAACAGACCTTCGTTTCTTTAAAGCTATACTTGGTGAAGAACTTAATAATAAAATCACAAAAGAAAGCAATAAAAAATACACAGCTGAAGAACTATACAATGGAAAACCTTCAGAAGGATTCAAAGGATATGCAGCTGAAATAAATGCTGCTGTAGATGAGTTTATCAAACAAGATGCTGCAGATACAGAAGCTCTTCTTAAAGATTTTGGTATTGTATATTATGGTGCTGAAGGATTAACTATTGATGATATAGTGTTTGATGACAACATAGATTTAACAGAGAAAACTTTAAAAGACAAACTTCAAGTGCTATCTGTAAACTATATGATAGCTAACATTGAGATGCACAAGCTTCTTTATTCAGATCCTTATCAATATAATGATGAGTTGAAACGTATCAAAAACTTCAACTCTCCTAGACAAGCTCTTTTGGTTGGATCTCAAGATGTAAATGCTGCACTTGATGCTATATACAATAAAGGATTTAATCCTAAAGATCTTGGTTACACTGATATGACAGTAGATTATTTCAAAGCAATTGCTCTTGGTGATGTACTAAGTGTTAGTGATCTTAAAGGATATGACCCATATGAAGAGACTGATGGTGGTGGATACATCACATTAAAAGCTAATCGTATCTTTGGAATACGTTCTGGAGAATGGACTGAAGCTAATGAAGCTCAGTACAGACATGACATAGCATATGAAGAGTTGGTTAAGTCAGGAGCAAATAAAAGACAAATAGAATTATTTGATAGAAATAGTCCTGAGGTGGCAAGTACATACACTGCTAGAAAACCTATTGTATCTGGTAACAAACAAGATGGTAGAAACTATAATGATGTTGTACTACACAAGTTTGCATTACTTCCTCTATCATTTAGATTGTTACATAAGATGAACCCTGACTCAAATGCTATCAAGTTGTATAACAAGATGCAAGCTGACAACATTGACTATGCTGTATATGAATCAGGAGTTAAAGTGGGTATAGAAAAGGTTTCTCCTTTATATGATAAAGATGGTAACTTTGATGAGACACCATTCGAAGATCCTAATGCTCTAGTAAATATTTATGAGAAACAAGCTGTTTCTAAAATACCATTTAGCATCATGGGTGTACAGGCAGAGGTTCCTTCTAAGGATGCTCCTTTTGTAACACAAGGATCTCAGGTTACAAAACTTGTTACAATGGACTTCATGCAAGCTGGTGTGCCAATTGATTTTGATTCTACTACAGAAGATTTTAACACTAGATTTGTTAAATGGATAAAACTAACTCCTGAACAAAAACTAGAAGCATCTGAACTATATAGAGACATCAAACATAATCAAGCTATATTACAAGCTAAGATAGAGCAAGGATATAAAACTCTTCTTAACAAACTTGGTATCAAAGAATCAATTAATGATCAAGGTGAAAAAAGTTTTAGAATAAGTGATAAAGCTAAACTGATTAAAACATTAGAAGACGAAATATTACAACGAGAAGTTAATGATAATATTACAGATGCACTTGATGGATTTAAAGATGGCGATGTTGTATTAGAAGCAACACCTGCATACCAACAAATCAGAAACGTTCTTTATTCTATTGCTGATAAGAAAGTTGTATCTCCTAAAATATCTGGAGGTATGAAAGTACAAATTCCTTCTACATTATTAGAATCAAAAAGACCTGGTCAACAAGTAGTTAAAGGTAAGAATGTTTTTAGCTCAGATCTACTTAAGTTCTATACTAGAAATGAAAATGGTAAATCAATAAACGTTTGCCAGATAATGGTAGGTAGATGGTTTAAATCAAACATGTCTGATGAAGACCTTATAAACTATTTCAATACTGACCCACAGGGTAAGAAAGAGTTCGAAGCTATAATGGGTGTGGCATTTCGTATCCCAACACAGAAACAAAACTCTATCGATGTATTTGAGATAGCTAAATTCCTTCCTGAAGGATATAAAGATGCTGTAGTTATTCCATCAGAACTTGTTAAGAAAGCTGGATCTGACTTTGATATTGATAAGTTGTCAATCTATTTGAAAAACATCTATCCTAGTAATGAAAAGACACCTAAGGTGGTTCCTTACTTAGGAATAGGTGAAGAAGCTATTAAGAAGTTTGGTGAGTTATATGACAAAGGAGAATTCAATGAATACTTGAAGTCTAAGAAACTTGAAGTGAATACAGAATCTGTAGATAAGTTAATGTCTGCAATATTCTCTAATGAATCATTCCAAAGAGAAGAAGTGATTAATGATCTTTACAGACAGTCATTAGAGAATGAATACATCCAATCATTACAGAAGTTGGTATCTAACGATCTTAACTTTGATAACTTAATCAAACCTAACTCTGCAGATGATCTTAAAGGATTAGAAGATAAGATACGTGAAAAACTTGGCGAAACTAAAGTGGACTATAGTTCTGTAGGAAACATGTTAAGTAGAAGATTCATGACAACTCTGAGACATTACTTTGTTACAGGTAAGTATGCTATTGGTATTGCTGCTGTAAATCAAACTAACCACGCTCAAAGTCAACGTAGTCTTATTTATGTTGATCCAGAGAAGTTAGATGACTTAGCTGATGAAACTGATAAAAAATGGTTAGGTGATGCTAAGGTTAACTTTAAAGAATACAATTCTGTTATGGTTAATGGTATGAAGCGTGCCACTCTATCCATGATTGAAGATGCTAATAAAGATAAAACTAAAAGAAATTCTATTTCTGATATCATTGGACAGTTCATTGATGGGTATGTGGATATCTCTAAAGATCCTTGGATCATGAGACTTGGGGCTAACCCTAACGTTGCTTCTACATGGTTGTTCTTAGTTAAACTTGGTGTACCTATTGATACAGTTGGATTCTTTATGAACCAACCAATTGTTCGTGACTATCTAAAAACAATTCAGAATAATGGATATTCATGGTTGTTCATTGAGAAATTTGTCGATGATGTAAAATATGATTACCTAGCAGAAGATAACATACCTGTAGATGGAATTCCTAGTGAGACAGAGTTGTTTGATATGATAGGTAAGTCTGTTGACAACATGAGTCCTGTAGAATTAGCTCAACAAAACTATATACTAGATGAGTTCTTGAAATATGCTATGATGGCTAGTCACGTATTCCAAGTTACACAAGGATCTAACTTTGATACAGCTACGATCAATGACCCATACTTAGTATTCAAAAAACAAGTACAGCTTGCTAAAGCACAAAAGACTATACTCTCTTCTATAAACGATAAGAATGAAGTGATACCTGCTGTAGATAGTATTCTTGAAAACTCATTTATAGGACCTCTTGCTGAAAGTATATATAAAGTACGTGATGCATTTGCTGAAATTCTAATCTCTGATAGAAAGAACATTAGAAAGGTGATGGAAGAAGTATTACTTCCTTATACAGATCTTAATGATAGAGATTTTATCAAAGTGTCTCAGAAAGCAGTGAACGATCTTTTTGACTGGGCTGTACAGAATAACAGAAAGCTTAACACTTCTGTTGAAAGAATACTATTAGGTAACTCAACTCAAGCTAGTGCAGCTAGACAAATCATTGAGTTTAGAGATATGGTATTGAAAGATAAAAGTCATCCATTATTTAATAACATGATTCTTAACTCATTACAATTAGAAAGTGGTAAAAAGATTATACTAGATGAGTATACACTAAAAGATGGTAAGAAATATCAAAAAGAAGTTATAACTCCTGAACTATTACTTAAAATAGGATACTCACCTAAGCAAACTAGAAAGATGATGAACATGCTGATTCCTAGTCCAGATAATATATCTATTAAAGGAAAAAGTAATAAGGTGTATGATCAAAACTTAATCATCTATGGATTCCAAGAACTGAAAAAGAAACTTGGAGATGAGAACAAAGACCTATATGGTAAGATTGTTAGACTTGCTGTTATACAGTCAGGACTTACTAACTCTCCTATTGCAATTACTAATCTTCTTCCTTATAATGATTTCAAAGAATTTTATAATCAGACGTTGTCTAACTTAGAAAATATGCCTAACTTAGCTGACTTCAAACAATTAGATACAATAGAAAGAAGCAACTGGAACAATTCTGATTTTGTTACATATAAGAGAGGAAAGTTACAAGAAAGTAAAACAACTCCTGGAAGATGGTTCTATCCAGAAAGACAATTCTTAAGTAGAGTTTTAGAAACAAGTATGCTCAATGGAAAACTTCCTGAAATGATTGCAATTCCTATGTATTCAAGAGAAGGAAAAGATGACTTTATTGCATATAGTTATGAAGGCGAAATCACTAAGGCTCAAAGAATTAAAGCTAGAAAAACAGGAGATACATCTCATGTGTACAAAGGATTGTTCAAGAAAGTGTATAGAAAAAATGAAGAGGGAGTAAGAGTTCCTTTAGTTCAAACATCTACGTTCAAAGGTAAAGATGGAGTTGAAAGAACCTATTTCAATTTTATATATAAAATGGTTAATGCATGGGGAGATTCATTCAGAGCTCAAGAGTTTTATGGTAAAACATTTCCAGATCAACCTTTATCAACTGTATCTAGACCATCTGTATTAGACAATGGATTCATGAAAGTGGCAAGAGAGGTAGAAGATAGTGAGATTGAATTAACTCTGTTAGGACAAGAAGTTGTATCTGCTGAAGTTACACCAACTGAAACAGCACCTGCTCCTGCTAAAGTAGTAGAACAACCTCAAGAGAGATCAACCAAAGAACGTGTATTGAAAGATGGTAAGTCTTATAATCTAAGTGATATCAATTTAGATATGTTGATTAAGATGGGGTATGCTGATACTGAGATTGGCCAAGTATTAAAAGAAGTTAGACGAGAAATTTGTAAATAATGGTAAGTTGTATAAATACTAGTTCAAAAGAGTGGCAGTCCTTAGTGGCTGCCAGAGGTGAAGACATGGCTCATTATCTGTGGGAGGTACATCAAGGTGATGTTCCTGAATCAGAAAGTAGATCAGAAATTGTAAAGAGTGGGTTAAAAGCTACAAACATTTTACAATCTCCTAAAGCTGATCAGTTCTTTGCTGCTGTAGCTAAGAATAAAATCACTGGTGATTTCTTTTGGAGAAAGATGCAGTCTGATCTTGGTATTCCTAAAGATCAAATAGATATATTAAAATCATTTGATACAGAAGATAAAGGAGAACTAATCTCCTCTCTTCTTGCTAATTATAGTTATGCTATTGAGATTAACACTTCAAAACAATCTAATTTAGATAGAGAAATAAGAATTGATGAAAAATATAAAATAAAACCTTATGGTGTTTATGATAAAACTACAGGAATGCCTCTTAAAAGTTTTTCTACTAAAGAAGAAGCTGAAAGTTTTATGTCTACACCTTCTAAATATTACTCTAATCTAACAGTTCCAGGAGGAACTAATTATACAGAGAATGAAATAGCAACACCAGCTATTACACCAAGTATAAAAGGACATGCTCAGTTTGCTACAGATCAAGGTATAGGTTGGTTTAGAAGTGATGAAGAAGTTGAAAATGGTAAATATTATCCTGGAGGAGTATTTGAAGGAGAAATGATACCATCTTCTACAGAAGGTGGTACACCTACTAAAACTCGTAGAATACTAGAAGTACAATCTGATTTATTTCAGAAAGGTAGAGATAAAGAAGATTTGATAACCAAAGAAGGAAGAGGAGATATACCTATAAAACAATTAAAAGAATTAAATGAAGGTACTATTCCTGACTTTTTTAGTACTTATAGTAATTTTAATGGATTATTAGAACAAAAGGAGAATATATTTAAATTACCTAGTGGTAACATTGGTTTATGGCAAAATGAAAGATATGATGATAAAATTAAACATTTAATAAGTGGAGAAGAACAAAATATTCATGGAGTTAAATTTTGGAGATTAAAAGATAATGTAGCTAAACAATTTATTGATGAATATAAGAAAAAACTTGAAGAAGAAGTTGAAGAACAGAAATTAAAAAAATCTGAAATAGATAAAAACCAATTTCTACAACTTCTAAACAAAGACAATAATTGGGTAA